TATGGTGGACGTAATGATCATAATCTCGCTTTTAGCATTGGCGGCAGCAGACCTATGGCAATATCTGGCAAACCATCGATAGGCAGAGACATCAGGGTCGCATCAGGGTCGCATCACCAGACGAAACATACGAAACATACTAATAGCTAAGCGCCGTCGCACCTTTGATTTTGGCTTAAAACCGCATTTTTAGGCTTACGCCCGTGGCTCAGTAGGATAGAGCGTCGGTTTCCTAATCTAAAATACTTGATTGTAAGTATTGAAATAGTAACAACTTAAAAAAATGCGGGTCGTGAAAGGGTGGTTTATGAGGAAAGTACGGATATACAAACGGCAGGATCGGCTTGGCTATTATATCTCTTGGCGGGAAGATGGCCGCGAGAAGAAACGGGCCCTGCCGGACAAAAAACTTGCCGAGCATTATGCGTCGATAAAATACCACGAACTGAATATGGAAGTCTTCCGGTCTCAAATCGACCTGCCGTGGCCGGACCTCGTTGACAGGTACATGCGAACCTACGATGTTCGTTGCCTGGCCTCAAGCTCGAAATACGAAGGCAATCTGACGCTAAGGCACTTCGGGGAGATGGTCGGCGAGTTCAGCTCCAAAAACATATCGCAAGATATGATTGACGAATATATAATCCTGCGTGCGGAAAAATTATCCGAATGGACTCTTAATAAAGAAATCTCAAATCTCAGGGCATTTATACGTTGGGGCCAGAAAAACTTCTACCTGTCAAAAGAACTTGAAATACACAAGGTCAAGGCGACGCCCCGGACGCCAAGATCGCTGACAGAATCGCAGGTACATAGTTTACTCGAATCTGCCAGACAGCGTAGCGACTGTTGGTATATCCGCGTCCTGCTGGCGGTAACGACCGGGCTTCGTAGTGGGGACATTGACCGCCTGACTATCCGAGACATCGACTTTGAGACCAATTCCGTATGCACCCGGAGCAAGAAGACCAGAAAGTCAATGTCGGCCCGACCGTTACACACCCACATCATGCCTATACTCAGTCGGTACGTCGCCGAACTGCCGGCCGGACAAGAGAAACTGCTTACCGATACGAATACCTTCAAAAAGTGGAAAAAGATTCGGGACCGGGCCGGATTGAAGGATTTGAGATTCCAAGATCTGCGAAGTGTGTTCTCAAACGCCCTGCAGGCGCGAGACGTGCCACTGAGCGTCGTCCAGAGCTTGCTGGAGCACAGTTCGCCGCGACTGACCGCTAATACCTATACGAATACGAATCCGATGCTGGCGCCCGCAGTGGAGCGCCTGCCGGTTAAGGAGTGGATCATTTAACTAACTCCGTCCGTTCGATTTCAACTGTCAAATCGTGCATATCCAGTTCGACTTCGTGCAAAGCCTTGAAGGGATACGTTATGTGTTTCTCCTCCTGCAACCTGCTAACTTCGTTCCTGAGTTTCGTCATAAGCCTCAAGAGCCTGTTCTTATGGCGTTTAGGTGTCATTTCTGCGCCTCCGCCTCCATGATTTTGAGTATCTTCGCGATATCGACTTGCATCGTCGTAACCCGTTCCTCGAATTTTATCCGGTGCTCGCTATTAAGTTTAACTTCAGGTTCCATAGTATTAACTTTTTCGCCAAGTATGCCATAAGCCACAGCCGCGCCGATGATAACGACAATGAATCCGCCAATAGTTGCTATGATCTTCCATGTTCCGTTCCTGCCGTTGCGTTCTCGTGCCATTTACTCCGCTCCTATTCGCTTCAAATTTCTGGTGCCACTATATTGATTGCCTTTTTATAGTTTAGATTGTACTGATTCTGAATGGCTATCGCATTGCGCCGTCGTTCCGGCGTATATCCTCTTAGGAATTCGTTTCTGTCTTTAACGGCGATCTTGCCGAGAGGGGAACGAGAAGATTGGCTTTGACGGATAGCCGCAAGTGTTTCCTTTCTGTTTTTCTTGGAGTCGGCAAGAATGATTTTCAGGTATTTTGCCGCATCTTCGACATCCCCGGCAATTACCTGTCTCGCCGCCAGTTCGTAGGCCAATGTGTTTTCGCCCACCCCGTAGTCGGGTGTACCCATAAGGACTTGGTCGGTATAGGCTTTGACCTTATCGGTTGCAGTTGGATTCTCTTTGGCGTTGTTCCATTTCCAACCTTCCGACCGCCAGTCGTAATACTCTTTTGAGATGTTCTTGGGATTGATGTACTTGCGGTCGATCTTCTCGGCCAATCGTTTGATCTGCCGGTAGGGAGTGATCTCCTTCTCGGCCAATCGTTCAAGGGCTTGCAGGGTCAGAGACGGTTTCTTTTTGATATGAAGAGCCGTTTCCCAGACGTTCGCCGCCGTCCGGGCCGAGACGCCCGTTGCCCAATCGTAGATGCCGTAACTGAAATCGGCCAGCATCCCAACCACTCCGCCATCAAGAAGGTCGTTCAGTATGGCCATCGCCGTTTCCCTTTCTTTCGGGTCTTTGAGATATTGGCTCAGGATGGATTCCTTCTTATCGAAGAGGAAGTCTCGCAGAATGTTGTAGAGTTCCCCGGCGATGAGCGTACCAATAAGAAAACCCAACAGACGCGTGGGATCCCCGGTCTTGACCGTGTACTTGACAACGTCTCGCCAGATCATGTTGAGTTGTTGTACGGGCCAAGTTTTGAATTGAACCAGTGCCTTTATAAAGGGCCGGTTGTCGTACCAGACAGGTTTTGTACTCAGGATCATCGGGAATGCTTTATCCCGGACGGCCTTATGAAGCATGAACTCAACTTCTTCCTGCATCAATTCTTCGCCCTTGAGGGCTTTTTCAAGTGCCTTCTCGCCTGCCGCGTCGCTGATACGGTGCTTGATCTGCGCCTCGCCGCCGCCCCAGATGTAACTGATAGGATTGAGTATCTTGCCCAGAACATCCTTCTTACCCTTGAGATCAGCAAGGTCTTTCAGGAACTTATCGTACTGCACCATGCCTATAAAGACCTGGTTGCCGCGCTCGGATTCACTAAAGGGGGAAGTAACCATCTCCGTCAAGATGTTGCCAGCCTCGTAACCTTCAGACAGTGATCCGTGGCCGAAGACGGCTCCACTGCGAATGAGCCATTCTTCGTGTTTCTGCGCACTCCTGATGAACTGGTTCAAGAATGGCGGGTACTTGATAAACGTCTTGATCGTACTCATCGGAGAAATGGTAAAGCCTTTCGCGATACGGTCGAACATATTGCGGGCAATGGTAATGGGGCTCATGCCCACCTTCGTAACGAATTGATAACCTCGAATCTGCCGCGAGATTTCGCGGGCCGCTTCGCTGGCAACCGAACGTATTCCAAACGATGTCTCAATGAAGAGTTTGACGCGATAAGCGGCATCCGCACCGTAGTCCTGCCGGATTCGCTCAATACGGCTGCGGGCCAGCTCGAATTTGTCGCCCCATTCCCGGACGCCCTCGACGGTCATCCAGTTACGTTCAATCAAATGCGGAAGAACGTGCAGGCCGTCCCAATCGATATATTCATCCGGCAATTCAACCCGTTCGGCTTCGAGATAGAGGTTGATGCCGCGCATTCGCTGCTCGCGGAATCTATTCAGGGCAGTAATCGCTTCGTCCACATCTTCGTACTTGCCGGCATTAACCTGACTCTGCGCCCAGGCAAAGACGCGGGCCGAGGCTTTGCCCTGTGCCGCCGCTTCTTCCAGGAATGCGACACCTTTGGCGTTAAGAGCCTGGGGATAGGCTTTGCCCGAACCGCCGATGGGAATCTTCTCGCCTTTGACCTTGCGCTTCATGCCGAGGGCATTGGCCTCGTTCATAGCCCGGTCGAGAACGCCACGCAGGGCTTCGGCCTTCACTCGCAGGCGGACGGGTACGGATTCCGGCGTCCTTTTCTCGTTGATAACCTTCGAGATAAGTTCGCGAGATTCCTTACTCATACCCCTGTAGATATTGCGAATGTCCTGCAAGTCATTGTTGGTATTCTTGGTGACGCGGTAAGTGATCTGGTCGATATTATCGGCCAGTATTCGACCGGAACCGCCCAGGAGTCTCATGTAATTGGTTGCTCGCCGGGCATTGCGATTGATCATCTGGGAGAGGGCACTGCTGAACTTGGCCGGATTGTGGTAGAGTTTGTTGCCGATGGTCTGCAACTCGGCGGCCACATCAGGCAGAACGGTTGTACCCCCGGCCTGTCGCCCGCCGGGCAGTTTGCCTTCTGGGGGTTCTTCGCCTGGTTCTTCTTTGGCGGCTTCGGCCTTTGGCTCCGGTTCTGGCTTTTCAACTTTCTTCTCCGTCGGTATACCCAGTTCCGCCTTGAGTTCTTCGCTTGGTTCACCGGGATTCACGGGCATCGTGATCGTCTGTGTAGAACCATTTTCGGCCCTTGTCAGAATCTGCCTGTCAAAATACGGGAAGTATAACTCAATCGACTTATCCCCTCGCACGGCGTGAAAAGCCATTGCGTCGAGAAGATAATCTGGATTAACGGCCCCAAGTATCTTGCCGCCTTCCAATACGTGAATCTCCGCGTGCCCTATCTCCGGCGAACCAGTGGCAAAGCCGAGCGAACCATCCTTGTTGAGAATGACCATAACGCTTTTGGATTCTTCACTCTGCATCGCTTTGGCCTGCCAAAGCCGCCGCCAAACATCTTCCATACCGTTGACGTTGTTCTTTATGCGGGAGTCAATCTGAACTGCGTCCTCACTCCTGTAGTCCGGCATGATGTCCTTCCATGACGGAAATTTCTTGCCTTCCTTGTCCGCTTTGCCCAGCAAACCATTCTTGAGCGATTTGGTATCCAGATAGAGGCCATCCTTGCCCCACTTGCCTTTCGCAATGAACATCCTTCGGCCATCGGTGGCTATGAGATTCTCGCCTTCGACCAGGACGCCTTTGATGCCATATCGGCTTGGTTCTTCTTTTGCTTTGTCTGCCGCGACATAGACACCCTTGATATGCGATTCTTTATTCGGATTGGCTTTGGGCAATTGTTTCGGTCTTGGAATAGATACCTTGCCCGTCTTTGTCGGCATGGCCTTCATCTTGGCCATCTCTACCGCCAGGGCCACCATGTCTTTTTCTTTGCCCGGCATGGCAAAAAGACTCACACCGGCTTGACCGGACGGCACATCGGTCTGAACTGTCCGGTAGGCTTTATCGACCTGTTCGGAGCTATAGAGCACTTCTTCAATAAACATGGCTCTATCTTTCCAACCAAGTTTGTAAATGCCTTCAAGACCATAAGGTTCGCGTACATCCATGCGTCTTGGACGGTCTTGCAAATACTCCTTGTGCTGCTCGATTATCTTGAGGGCGTCTTCGTGCTTTGTGGGATCGAGCGTGCCTGTTGGCTCAAGGGAAACAGTTGGCCCTGCTTGCCCCTGCTGTATCTCAGCACTTGGTTTAGGCTCAACAATGGCTTCTTCTGTGGTTTCTGGTTCATGTGTAACTCCTTCTACTTCCTGCTCCGGCGTTTCAACCTTTCCCCCACCGGCCTCGGCGGGCATCGGGGTTTCTCTTACCAACTCAGGATATTCGGCAAGAATGTCAGGGCGCACATTTTCACCTGTACCGACTTTGTGCTTTATCAGAACCCGCCTCAGTATATCTCTTCCTTCGAGTGTTTTGGCATATTCATCTGTTCTCCATCTGTCTGTCACAAGCCAGGGTTTCTGAACCTCATTCCTGAAAGCGTCATTTTCCCAGTCAGCATTACGAAACTCCTCTTTACTCATATCCCAGGCGGGCATCGGGGCGGGCTGGGCTAAGGCTTCGGGGTTGACTCTTTCCCAAGCACCGCCCTCAATTAAACGCCTCACGTCTGCACGAGCCATTCCTGCATATTCAACACCTTTGGCATCGGTAAATTTTAAGGTGTTTCCTTTTATTTCTCTTATTGTTACAGGGGGCGACATATTTGACCGACCCTTTGTGTCTATAACATCCCCAATCTTAAATTCGGACTTGGCTGGTGTTTTTGAACGGGCGGACTGCTTGACTGCCTTCTCCGCCTCGGCGGGGGCTAACTTGCTCTTAATATACTCCTTCGAAGCAGGTATCAAATAATTATCATGCAGGTCTTTTGCTAATTCACCACCACCTTCAAATCCTGTTTCATCAATACCGGTAAATGCTGAATGGACTACATCACGTTTTTGTTCCGGTGTAAGTTCTGGATGTTTGCTGATAAATTCATCCGTTGCTTTTTGCCATTTTGCCGCCCATTCATCGGCTTTTAAGTCTAATCCTTCAATCTGTTCGGCTGGAACATTCTCTTTAACTACTAAAAGTCGTGATTTGTCTTCTACATGACCTTCGGCCTCAGTCTTGATAATAGAAGTTATTTCCCCCTTCTCCGCCTCGGCGGGGGCCAAGGAAGATATTGCTTCCTGTGCCCACGGTTCGGATTTGAACTCTTCCAAAACTTTAATGGGAATAGTTTCCCCTCTGGCTTGAGCGGCAACAATGGACATTTTATGTGCATCCCTATCAAAATATACCCAGTTCCATTGCTCTCCATCTTCATCCTTAAATTTAGCTAAATGTCCGTCTTTTAATCCATGTCTTTTCGCCCAATTCTCCGCTTCCTCTCTGGTTTTATAAGTCGGGGAAGCGAACTCATTCTTTTTGTTGGCATATTGTGTTATTTGTCCGTCAGGAGATTTTCTGAATTCTTCCCTCGTCATCTTCCACGATGGTTTCTCCACCAGTGCCTCGCCAGCGGCTTTGACTTCGGGGACTGGCGCTATTGGCTCGGAAGGGGCTTCTTGGATTTTCAATTTCCGAGTTTCGATTTGCGATTTATCTTCTGGCAAAATTACATCATTCCCTGCATCATAAGAGTAATATTTACCATCTAATTCATATATGACTCTTCCTTGTTTGGTGTAACCTACGTCTTTGGCCTTATTAAAGAAATCTTCCTTTGCCGGAACTTCGGTCTCTACACGACCCATTTCCTGCCCTTGCTGCTTTGCTGGACCTAATATCTGTTCTTTGCCGAGCATCTGGTCGGAAGTGGGTGGTTTTAATGCCCCTACGGGCGTCTCGATTATCGGTTTTTGCGTCGTAACCGCTTGCGTTATAGGGATTTGTGGCGGTTTTTCAGTTGGTACAGGTTGGTTATATAAAGGTGGTTTCTCTGGAATTCCCGCCTTCTGCACGGTTTTTACCGGATGTAAAACCGCCTTTCCTACCTCTTTGGCAGATTCAATGGCTTCACCTACGCGGGTAGTAGGCATTTGAATAGCCGGTTTCGTTTCTCCGAGTCCTATCTTGAGACTATCGATGGCCCGCCGTGCCGCCATGTCGGGCTTTTCGATAAGTTCCTGGCCCCTCTTGTAGAGGTCGGCGGCCTTCATGTGGCGCAATTGCGCTTCGCGAACGGCGACTTCTTTGTCGATTCGCTTGAGGTCCCTGTTTTTCTGAGAGCCGAGAGAGGACGTAGCATTTTTGAGCCTGTGGAGTTCCTGGGCTCTGAACTGTGCATTTTCCGGCGTATCCGGCAATGCCTGTATCTGGCGGATTTGATTGTCTATCTGCGTGATAGCGTTGTCGAATTTCGCCCTGTGAGCATCAAGTCTCACTTGACGATATTGCTTGGTCCATGTTCTCGTATCATACTCGCTGGCAAAAGCGAATACGCTTGCGACTCCGCCCATGATCGCGGCTTCTTTGCTGATATGCTTGATAGCATCCCCGGCGGGCAGTTCTTCGCCCAGGACTTCCGGCAATGCCGTTACCGTCCCGACCGTTGCACCTTTCGTGAAAGACTTGATTGCGTTCTCGGCCACATTGACGAGTCGGGGATACTTCTCGGCGATTTTCTCAATGCCCCCCATCACCTTGAGAGCTTCTGTTGCTTTTGCTACCTGCGGTATTTTACTAATCGCCTTGCCGGTAGTTCCTACTGCCGCAAATAATTTAGGGTAGATATAGCCCCATTCGATGGCCATCGATATCGTATCTGCCGCAGCCGGTGCCAGTGCAGGGGCAAGTCCGCTCGTGATCCCTTCTCTTGCATCTTCATCAATAGCCGCCCTGAGTTGGCTGGGTTTCAATCCCATCAACGGCCCTGCCAATCCTCCTAATGTAAGAACGCGAACGCCGATATTCTCCAACGCTCTCGGAATCTCTTTGAAGGCTTGACGGGTTTCTTTCTCGGTATAAGGTGTTGTCGGGGCAACCATCTCTCGAAAAGATTTGCCAATTTCGGAAAGGCCGATATTATCAATGATGTCCTGATATTTATTTTTTGGTGCAACGGCGAATCCTTCTGTATCAAGTTCTTTCCCGGGCGCAAATCCATAAGACGGCCTTGTGGAAACTGTCGGCGCGGTAGTCGCTGGCTGGCCAGGCAATCCCCTGACATTCTGCGGAGCCCCCATTAACGGTTGCTGATCGAAGAATGGCCGGGCGTAAACCTCGCCGGTCAATGGCGGGCCTTCTTCCGGGGCCGAAATGGTTATGCCTTGACTCCGTATCTGCTGTGGCACATCTTCCTCAAGTGGAATAGCCTCGCTTCGCCATTTGGGAGTCGATACTGTCACGGGTTCATCTTCAATCAGGATTGCTTCTTCTCTCCATTTAGCCATCACGGTTTCCTGTATTTCTTGCCAGTTTCAGCGTCTATGAACTCCGCACCGGAAGGAAGTTTGTCATAATCTTCGTCTGAACTGACCTTTGGTATTTCCGTCCCTTGTGCTATCGTCACATCGGCCTTTGCCTGTTGAGGAACCGGTTGCGGCGTTGAAACCGGCACATATCCGCCGCCAAAACTGCCCCCGCTCTTGAATTGAAGATTGCTGGGTGTCTTCGTTCGAGCAGGACTTGGTTGTTGCGTTTGAACGGATTCGCCCGTCGGCTCAAGGAACTGTTCCGCTTGCAGGGCCATGTTACCCATTGTTGGTGACGGTTGTTGCGATTGAGGTGGCAGGCCCGTTACAGGAGCCGCCATAGTTACGGCGTCCACGTTTACCGCTGCCGGTGCCGATTTCGGCATTAGTGCATCCATTTGCTTATCAAGATTTTCTACCTGGGATTTTAATTTCGCCCTTCTGTCTTCATCTTCAATCTCATTTTCATATTGCGTGGCAAGATAATCTCTTTTCGTCTTGAGGTCGCGGAATTGTTTCATGGGGTCAACTTTACCGGAAGCCCCGCCACCTTTATAATATGCCGCCTGTGACTCTATTAGTTTACGCCTTGCCTCCTTGAGTGCCTTATCCTCCGGCGACATTAACATACCGGCAAGAGATTGACGGGCAAGCATATTGCCCATCACACCGCCGCCGTATTGGGCTATGTTCAGTATCTTGACCCTCTTGTCTTCCTCAGTCATTCCCTGCATTCCCATCGCTTTCTGCTCATCCGAAATGAGGGGTGTTTTCATAACGTCGAGAACGGCATTGGTCTGATTGCGCTGCGTGCGAAGTTCCTTTATCTGGCCGATGGTCTGAAACAAGTCCCTAAGAATCTCACCCACCTTACCTGCGTATGGGTCAACCATCGGTCTTGGTGCGAATACTATATTCGGCATAATTAAGCCCCTTACCCTACTTTACTTTTGACGAGTTCGTGCAGTTCGTTTACTGCGTTTACGAGCAGGGCCGCTATAGCATCTAATTTGACAAATTTAATACCATCCCGCTCAATCACCCCCTCCGGTAAGACGGACTCCAAATCCTGCGCCATAACACCTGCGTCTCTTTCGTTGGAAGGCCGGAAAGTATAATTGTAAGTTTTGCCCTTCAAACTCTCCAACTTCTTCAGCGCATCTTTAATTGGAACGATGTTTTCCTTAACACGTTCATCGCAAGCAACCGCTGCTCCAATACCAGCTCCTATTGCGGGAGCAAACTGCTGAAATATGCTCGGCGTCATCATACCTGGATTATACATAGACGTTGTTTCTCCGAGCAGGTTTCCGGCGGCTCCGTATTTAGCCTGTAAATCGGTCATTATCTTTTGAAATTCAGCATCGGATTTTGCCTGTTCGATAGTTCTCGGCAGCGAACCGTAAGATGTGGCCGCTCCTATCTTGTTCATTGCCGATGATTCCCCGCCGCTGACAAGAGAGTTTATCAGGTTGGCGGCCGTAAGCTGATTGCCGCGCACCTGCGACAGGTAAGGCGCCAGTGCCGCTACCATTGAAGTCTGGCCTCTTGCAAGCTCGCGGCCCACGGCAGAGCCCTGCGGGCCGGAAGTGCCCATGCCCGCCAACTGCGTGCGCCTCATTGCGGAATTGACGAGATTCCCGGTTTCGTTTTCTATCGAACTCATCAAAGCCTTTATCTCCGGCAACTGAGTTACATCGACGGGCTGGTCCAAAAGTCCCGTTAGAAAACTTAAAGCCGACTGCCTTTCGGTCGAAGCAGGCTGGCCGAGAAATTGATTGAGCAGCTCCATTCCTTTTGTCTCGGCACCGGACATGCCGGCAATAGTTCTCGTAGGAGAGGTGTTGCCCTGCATCACAGTCATATAATAGTTTCTTGCCGCATCCTGCTCCGACGTTGAGGGTATTGACTTAAAACCTTCACCTTCAATTTTACTTCCAAATATTTCATCGGGGTATAAAACTGAAGTTATATCATCTAAACCGAATCCCATTGTGTTACCTCACTTTCTTTCTGCACCTTTCGCATTTCCACACTTTATTCCTTTACGGGTAAGCCCAGATACGTTTTAACCGTTCTATAATTACAATTGCAAATCTTTTTATAACTCACCTATCATGATAACTTGGCCGCCTGAGACGCCGGGTATTACTATTCCACCCATCAAATACAAATCAAAAGATGTGAGTGTGGGAGCTGACCTGCCTCTTGTGACACTTACCGTCCATCCCCTTTTTATTAATATCGCTTTACTTATTAAACCGTTGATTGTTGGTGGGGCGTTAGTACCGCCGACATCGAGTGCATTAGTTAGTGACTGGCTTATTACGCAATCGTTCAGGACATTATCAACCTGGTCACAAGTCAACTCGCAATTATCAAAGTCAACTTTAGTGAGAGTGGTTGTTAAATAAGTGAAAGCACCACGACATCTCTTTCGGCTAAGATTGGAAGAATCATACCTTATATTTGTTGAATAGACATATAAATTAACCAGGCTTGCCGGAAGTACCCAGCTGGAGATGTCACCGGAAACACTGGTTCCATAGACATAGAAAGTAACCAGGCTTGCTGGAAGTATCCAGCCAGATATGTCACCGGAAACACTGGTATTATCGAGACGGAAAGTAACCAGGTCCGCTGGAAGTACCCAACCAGATATGTCACCGGAAACACCGTTAGTATTGACATAGAAAATAGTCAGGACTGCTGGAAGTACCCAGCCTGATATGTCGCCAGAAACACTGGTTGAATTGACAGAGAAATAAGTCAGGCTTGCCGGAAGTACCAAGCCGGAGATGTCACCGGAAACTTTATCAGCATTTATATCTATTTTAGTAATGGCATCCCAGGCACTGCAAACGTACTGTAGTTTCTCGCCCACAGCAAGGGCAATGCTATCCTCGACGTTGGTAGTCAGGTCTTTTACATAGACATCTTCTACGTAGACCTTGACAGTTCCGCTTGGGAATACAAATAAAGGTGTAACCGTCGATACACCAGTCGCTCCATATAATGTAATAGTCGTATCAACTGCTCGAAGTTGTGGACAGAAACAAAAATAACTTAACCCAATTAAAGCAGTTAGAATCCAATGAAATTTTAATTGTTTTTTTACCATTTGATAATCTTTACAAACCTGTTACTTTGGTTACACGAACACGGGCGATTACAGTTGACGCCGTACCGTCGTCATCGTAAAAGTTATTAAAGATCACCTGAACCTGACTGGCCGTTATAGGAATATCCATCGCCCACGTATCAACGGCACTGGTTCCGGTGGCATCGACCGTATAGACATCCGTATCCACAGTCAATGCGTGCTCGATACCGGCAATACCCGTAATCGTATCACCGGCGTCGCCACTGTTATCGATTTGATATACAATCTCACAGTTGGCAACATTGGCGTCATCGACCGGGTAGAGAAAAACCAATTTACCGTCGTGATCCAACTTTCCCGTTGCCGGGTCCGTCACATCAAGAACGGTTTGCCCTATCGCTTCATTGGCTTTGACATCGGATTTAACCGCCGTATTCGGTGTACTAAGCAAACGAGCATATTCAGACCATGAATCATCGACACCCGATTCGCTTGCAGTCATAATGATGATTTCAGTACCTTCATGCGCCGTTGTGCTCGCCAGGCAAACATCGATATGAAGTGTTGCGGCATAACACGCGCTCACATTGATAGACCCCGTACTCTTGATACCGGCGCTATCACCAGTAGCCGTTATCTTCGTCCATTCCATTGCCTGCGTGTTCTCAGTCTTTGTAAGAGCCGCCTGAGATATGCAGGGCCATAACATGAACAGAAGAAAAATCAACAGTATCAAACCGGCGTCAATCTGAGTGCGCATTGTTTCATAGGCTGCCGAGACAAATTTAGCCCGCCGTTTCTTGTAATTATCGATGGCCTCCTGTGCCTGATTGCCAATGGAAATTTTCACCGGTGCAGTCGCGTCCCCGCCCGTGAAATTCTCCATGAAGTCCTGGTCGATAACCGTCTGAGGGCCTACACCTAAATCGGCTCGATCGTCATCGGTGACTTTCACATGAACACCGACCATATTCTCGCTTGGAAATGCTTTTGTTACTGTTTTTGATAACATTATTTTTCTCCTTAATCAACATTTGATAAAAAGTATCCACAAATTGAAACTTTGACCCAACTGGGATCGTCGGTATCGTCAAAGTCGAGGAATATCATCCTGTTCGCCGCTATTGTTGCCGCAGTGATAGTAGTTTCCGTCACTGTATATGGCCCAGCCCCGGTTGCAATTTCAAGAGCATCTACAGTGGCATTATTTCCGGCCCCGTCAGCATCGACAACTTCCACATTTAATGTCGTATCGTCAGTGCTTGACCATGCCTCAATCTTCGTAATTACAAACGACATGCCCGTTTCGTTCGACCATATTGGAAGGGCGTCGCGGGTAGCATCGGCAAGATCGTTTGGTTTTATAATCGTGCATTGGATAGATTTTTGCTGTTGTGCCAGGGCTATTTGTAAAGGTGTGTTCCCGCCGTCGATGGAACGCAAAACAACATCGTTAGGCTCATTGCCGCCGTCTGTATCGACCGATAGCTCACCCATAGCATCAACGTCGGGGTCGGCACTTGCAACCGGCATGACGGCCTCAGTGACAATACGGGTAACATCCGCCAAATGACCGGTTAGCTCGGAAAGAGAATCGACCTCGGCGGTAGCACCGCCCGTTATAGCCACAAGGCCGGTATAAGCCGAGATATTGGCTTCAAGTCCACCGTATTCATGCTCGATAGTCCCCGCGCCAAAGAATGCCGTCGCCGAGTCTCCGGTAGTAGCAACTGTGTTGTCGCCGGTGTTCGCACCTGAAACCGAAACCGCTCCAGCGCCAATGGTTAAAACGGAGTTGTTCGCGGCGGCCGCTGTAAGTGTAAGGGTTCCCGTATTGACCGTCAGCGCTGTAGTGAGCGTTGCATTAGTTACTCCACTTGCCGTAGTGGCTGTATCTGCATTGCCAGTCAACGCCCCGGTTATATCCGCATCTATCGTTATCGCTCCGAAGTCGAATTTGGTAATTCCTGTAGTCGTGGAGACGACCGCCGTGTTTTCAGTATCGTCGATATTGATTGTGAATGACTCATCGAAACCGTCGCCTTTGCCTAAGAATGTTATATCACCGTCGCTGCCGGTTATCAAAACGCCGGCGGCGGCGAGAAGAATATCATCATCGAAGGTAGGACTATTACTGAAAACGATAGAACCCGCCGTGCCTGTTTCATCATCAATAATCGCCGCCAATTCAGATGAAGCGTCCATCTCATCATTATTCAGGATGGCAACTCCGCCTTCCTGCAATGCTCCCGTCGAGATATTGACTACCCCGTTACCAAATGTGATTGCCGGATCGCCCGCCGAAAGGTTCCACGACCATATAACCGATCCCTCGCCGCCATCGTCCCAGGTAGTACCGCCTGTAATCTCGGTCGGATCGACTGCTAAAGTAATCGCTCCCGCCGCGTTAGTTACGTCAATAGCCAGTCCTTCTGTCAGTGTCGCCAATACCGGGTCAGTCGCACCATCGCCGATGGGTATCTGGCCATTCGTTGCCACACCTAATGCGTGAATAGCCGAAGCACCAGTACCTAAAAGTATGCCGCCATCCGTCAATGTGGAAGCACCCGTCCCTCCTTCCGTTACGGCCAAGTCCGTTGTCAGAGTGAGGGCTTGCAGACCGATAGAGCCACTATTAAATGTAATTGTAGGGTCTGTTCCGGTGTCCCTGTTCCACGTCCAGACAATAACATCCGTCGAGGCGTCTCCCCATGTACGACTGCCAAAAAGCTCGGTTATATCAAAACTGATTGTCATATCCGTTCCTGCCCCGGCACTCGATAAGTCTATTGCCAGACCCTCAGTAGCCGTCAGGTCGGCGTAAACCTTGATACTGAACATCAGAATTATCAGAACCAAAACAATGAATGGGTTTTTATGCTGTTTTATGAATCTCATTTTTACTCCTTATGGATATACAACCTGTTCGGCTGCATAAATCACGTTTTCTCCCGCGTAAGTAACATTCTCCTGTGGAAGTCCCCATGAAGTAAGAGCAGACCTTTTCCACGTATTATCCGCCACGCAGACATAGACATAACCGGAATCCCAGGCAATATCGCCTTGTGTACCAGCGGCGGCAGCACTCGCCGGTGTCTGCGCCGTCGCTATATTGATTTCATTGCCTGTCAACGTAGTTTTAACAAACGTCGGAGAATCGCCCGTGCCAAGCCCTAAAGATGTTCGTGCCGTATTCCCGGATTCGGCAACGGGATCGGTTGTGCCGTCCCCTACGATAAATTCGCCATCCGCTAAAACCGCCATCGGCGTAAAGGCGGATGTGCCGGATCCGAGCAATACCCCGCCATCGGTAAATGTCGCCGCTCCCGTTCCACCCTTGCCGACAATTACGGGATCGACAATGCCGATAGTAATCGTACCGTCGCCATCGTCGGCAATATCCGTCTCATCCGCAACGCCAGTTACCCATAAATTCAAGTTTGTGGACGCCAGAACCTTGCTCGCGTTAGTGGAAACAAGACGTGATGCCGTGAGGTCGTTGATTGTCAAGTCATCAACGGTCAGACTATTGACATCGACATCCTGCGGCATATTCACATCGGCGTTGATAATCAGCCATTGGTCGTTCGGGTCTTCGGCGAAGTAGCCGTACATCATGCCGTGGCCCTTCTCGCCCAAGTAAGTGCCCCTGTCCAGATTGTCCAGGAAGAACCTGTTCGGATCGGTAGTATTGTGCGCGCCCGAGTACGTGCCCAGGTAAAGGCCGTCGTCGGCGCCTCCTGTTACAAGTGTTGCCGCGTAAGCGCCTAAAGCCGTGACACGATGGACATCTGGCCCCCCCGGAACCTCTAATACACCGTTGAAAACTACATCGCCCTGCAAAAAACTACTACCTGCAGGTGAAGACCACGTTGCTAACATCGCACCCGCCATATTGTTAATTTTAGTTATATAATTACCGTCCGTATCATAATAATATAAAATATCTATCTGGCCACCCGTTGAATCCTGGTTTACAACAACCAGATTATTCCAAAGGTCAAAATACAAACCAGTGCCATAGGCAGGCCCGGCAAAAGAAAGAATGCTATTCAGAGTTGTACCATCCCATTGTAGTTTATATATTGTGCTTGCAGCAGCTTGTGGTACAATCACATAGATATAACCATCATAAATGGCAATATTGCCAGTACCAACATCTCTTGTATAAGTCATTCCTGATTTAGTATAAAGGTCGCCAAGGCGCACAGTCGCACCTTTGCTGTTATCCAGTGTTCTGACACCCAGATTATACATAGTTGCTTTGGTGGCCTCACTTGCAGTTGCCAGACAAGCCATGTAACCACCGCCGATGACAATATCTAAATCATCATCAACGATAACATCATAAACTAAACCACCGAGTACTGTTGGATATAAAGTAGGTATACCCATCGAAGTTAAAACTGTAGCCGTTCCATCGGCGGCATCCAATTTAGTTATACTGCCCGGACTACCTTTACTTACGTAAAGATTATCATCTGCATCAATAGCAATTTCGTAATCGACCGAATTTCCTGTTACTGTCCATTCACTAATACCTGTTGCCAAATCAAATTTGATAATAGTAGTACCGGTACTGAGAAAATATAAATATTTGTCATCGGGTGTAATAATTAAAGATAAACAATTAACACTTGTTATCGGCCAAGTCAGAGAATCATATACAAGAGTACCATCCGGTTTAATTTTTATAATACTTGTGCCATTCACTTTGTCCCAGTCTATGCCATAATAAATATTACCGGTTGAATCCATAGCCATACGTCCACAACCGGAATGAGAATCTGTAATCTGTTTAATAATTGTTTCAGTCCCATCGAACGTCTCCGCAACATAAGCCGCCGTAATTTGTAATTCATCCTCTGTTGTACCGGCCAGTAAAACTTCGTCTGCGTTATAATTTCCCGTGCCCGATATATCAACAGTATCACCCACCAAAAAAGGATGATCGGCAAATGGAAGTCCGACAACGCCGCCGCCAACATTTCTCGCCACTCCGCCAACATCTAAAGAAGTTATCGTACCATCGTTTAGAGGAACACCATAAATATATTGAGACTCACTGAAATAAGTCATTGTGTAGGTTCCTACTACATCAGGTATAAGCGTAGCGTTTCCCCCGATAACCTTATATCCCCACCCGGTATTATCGTTGGAATCGATGAGATACGTCCCTGCGTCCTTGCCGCCAAGAGTGTTTTCGTAGCCCTCATCGAGCGCATCTCCGGCCCCGTGGCCTATTCTTACATTGTTCGGTCCCGTCGTAACATCGTCGCTGCCCATGCCTATCGTGGTGTTGAAAAGAGTCGGGTGGAAGTCCAGAAGCGTATAGACCTGGATATAATTATTCGCATACGTACCCTCGGCGATATTGTCGAGCCCGACGCCAAAGGCCGTGTTGGGCTCGTAGTACGTGAAGTTGTTGGGATCGTCCGTAAGAGGGTAGCCGTTGGCATCAACAAAGATTACGCACCACGGCGTCTTTGTCGGAAATGTGAACTCATTGCCGTCGTGAACGATCCAGTTGGCATCAAAAGTATCCCATCTCAACTGTGCATTTTGGATCCCTTCCGTAGTTAATACCGAATTAGGATCGCCCCAGTTTACCGGCAATCTCATATAGTACGTGACATTCATCGACTCCGAGGCGCGAAAACTTACAGTATTGGCATCATTGCCATCGTCAACGTAAACGGTATCGAGGTTGTAAAATACCAATTCTTTCTCATCATCAGATAAAAGTATATTACCCTTTTTATTCTCGTAATCTCCGCGAATCTTGTAAGAGCCGTGACCATAAACTATGGTCGCTATGGAAAGTAGAATTATTATAGCTTTTTTAATCATTTTACTCGGAGTCTCGAATCCCACCCCAAAATACATGCTGAGTAGTCCAATGAGAGTTATTTTTCCAATCCGTGCCGGTTAGCTCCTGAATAACGAAGTTGACCGCAGCTCTCCTTTCCTTGCCCGGATGGTAGCCTACTTCAGGTCCTATCCGCCAGCGTTTCATGCCTGCCGAAAAGTAAAGCCATTCTTTGAACAGAATCGCATCGCTTATATTCCTGTACGCATCCTGCAAACGCCTGTTGTTCTCGTTGAGAATCTGCTTTATCTCTTCGAGACCGTTGGCGTCCGAGAAACTCAGCAAGTCTAATTGTTTTGTCATTTTTGCCATAATAAATCAACGATCACTGTCTGCCTCGTAATCGAACAGAATGCCTATAAAGTCGAACAGTACGGTAGATGTCCCCTTGATAAGGAAATGCCTCGCCCGAATATCCGGCGACAATTCGACAATCGTAAATTTGTTTGCGCTCTCAAGGGAAATATCGCCTAACGATTGCCAGTCGGCTTCGTTATCTTTTTTTGTGAACAGCGATATCACGCCTTCACTGCTTCTGCCTGCAATATATACGTATATTTTGCCGATTCTCTTGAAGTAACCTAAAGCCAGCCCATTCTCCATGTCACTTGAAATAACAAATTCCCGCGTTACGGAACTGCCTTTCTCGGTTTCCGAGGTATGAAGAATGTACGTATAGCCGGAGTAATCGCTGCATATATCGAGAGGGAAGCCCGCGATATTGCTCACGTAGTCGATAAAAGGAAGCTCGGCATCGAGTCCGTCGATAGTAGTCGAGAGGGCATCGAGCCCGTCGATAGTATAGGATTCCTGCCGGGTCCAGTCGCCGAACGCCCTTATTGACCACGGGTATTCGTGCCAGATGTTGTAATCGAGATTGAGCGCTATGACCTTATCGTTGCCCGTCGAACTCAGGGAAGACGGTATCGACCACCATATCTGGTTGTACGAATCTATGAACGCCGATTCGATGTGGTCCTGATACGTGACATTTAGGCCGCGAATGGTAACATCTTTCCCCATTGATATTATACCGCCCCTGAACTTCCTGACCGTGTAGTCCGAGGCGAAGTAGTAGAGATTGCCTTCCTTATCGTTGCAAACGGAATGAGTTGCCAGGAGTCCTACATTGCCGGCAAGCCTGTCGATATTCCAGACATCAAGGCTCTCGACAAGCCATTGCGCGTAAATACTTTCTCCCTTAAAAACGACAAGGTAATTCGTGCCGCCGTAGGAATAGTTGCCGAACCCCTTCAGAACGTCGGAGCCTACGGGAAAATCTTTGAAGTACGTATCTCCTTCGCCGTTAACGTTAAAACTGGAAACATCGTTATAATCCGACCATCTTTCACGGCGCGCGTGCAATTCCCCGTTTTCCGTAGTGGCGCCGAGTATGAGATAGCCCTCGCACGTCGCACAGTATCTCGCCTTCTGGAGTAAATTCGTTCCTGCGCCGTCGAGATCGATCCCGGCAGCCGAGCCCAGGGGCACGAATATCGTTCCGGGCGTAGTTTCGTCCCAGACCAGGACGAAGTCCACGCCATTAGTGGCAATTATCTTGCCGTCGATAGATACAGTGTCCCACAACGTGCAGTCGCCGGTACAGGTCCAGAATGTGCTGTAGAGTTTGGTTGTTTCATCCCACTTGTAGATATGGGCTTTTGTAAAGACAAATTCATACTCGATTTCGGCGGCGGAAACATGCCGCCAAATCCGTATTATCGGATTGCCGTCGGTAGTCTGTACTTTAGTTGGAACAGCATCGACAAAGGCCCCGGTATTTGCTCCCGGCATCGACCTTAGCAGGCCGCGCTGAAGGAAAACGCCCGAACTGCTCGGCATGAACGCGCTGGACATCTTGATATTCGGGACGTCCTCGCGATCTCCCATGAAGTCGGAAAGTATACCGTATTTTTGCTCTGTTACCTGTGGCATTGTTTATCAATATCCTATGGCGATCCAGTCGATGCTTCTGCTCGTTCCATTGCCCTGACTAACAACAAAGTTAGTCTTGCTTTTTGAAATTAGTACACAACTGTAAGCTGTTCCCCACGATGTCATTGAAAGGCTGGTTGTCACTCTTGTGCACGCCGTAGGAAACGGAGTGGAAAATGTAACTGTCAAGTCCGAACCTGAATAAGCATTGTTACCCTGCTTTATGATCATACCGTTAGGGAATGTAGCACTTTCGCCGCCGGTATAACTTGCGGGACTATATCCCGGGTAAGAATCGACATAAGCCTTAATACTCTGCTGAGAAGCAAGTTTGGTAGCAGAATTGGAAGCCATATCGTCTTCGTCAAGGAAGGCCGTACCGGATACCCCGGTATTGATTACAGGGCTTGTAAGGGTAGGTGTAGTCAGGGTAGGCGTGACTATCGTCGTAGAGGTCAGTAAACCGATATTGAAAACTCCGCCGGAAGTCAGTTGCACTTCGTCCCCATCTTCATCTTCCCAGTGAAGCTCGGTCTTGGCACTAACATCTTTGGCGTATAGCCAACTTTTGTTCGCAGCTGAAGTCGGCTTGGTAATAGGCCCGTAGAATTCAATTTGTCTATGTTGTCCGGTCGCGGCGTCACTGACCTGCGTTCCTGTAAGGGCAAAATAATGCTCAACATTTAGTCTTTCCTGCCAACCGTATTTGTCATTTCTTGCGTAGTCATCGAGTACTGACGGAGCCATCGTGCCTACAGGGTTGGCGCAGTCTAATGTGTACGTAAAACCATACAGATACAAACAAGTCAGAACCAGTAGCCAAATACTCAATAACGCAATTAACTTATTATTTTTCACTTTCAGTCTCCTTGATTTTCATAAGAGGTTTCCTGGCAACGGCCCTGCCATAGGCCGCATAGGCAAGTCCTGTAAATTCCAGAAAATGTGTGATTGATTCAAATGGACTCGCCTGCCCCTGCGGTACTTGTTCCCAGGAGGGTCCCAAGTCATCAATCGTCTGGGCAACTTCCTGTGGTGCGATAACAAATAATTGCATAGTAATGCCAATCAGGACAATGAGAATCCCTCGAATCGTTTTGGATTTAAGCGCGCTAATAATATCAAGTTTCATAATCTTAATGTCCTCCAGCAAATCGGGGCTGGCCGGGGTTCGCTAAAATTAACGTCTGTATCTGCGCCCTATAAGGCCCTTCCCATATTGCTATGTACCGCGACAGGCCCTTCTTTAAGGCCGTGTAGTACGTGGCCCCGAAGTTGAAGCAGTTCGTCAAATCGTCGCCGAATTCAATATCATCCGGATCGAGGTCGTGCTTCTTGTAGTAGTCCAAAGTAATCGTATAAGCCTGGTCCGCCGTCGGGTACACGTATATCTTGCCGTTGAACCTTGCGTAATACAGGGGCGTGGATTCGTCGCCGGAAGAATAGCCATCCATCGCTTCCTTATAACCTTTATAGCCGCCCGGCATTGGCAGTAACGGCTCAAGGTCGTCACTGCCGTCGTTTAGAACTATGGAAATCGGGTCTTTGAAATCCGAGGGCTGGTCAAAAGACGTACTGCCGTCGCTGAGAGTCAGGCTCGTACTCTGGGCTTCGAGTATGCTCAAAAACCGCAAATCGTTGATGACGGATTTTATCTGTTCGTCAATATCCGTTTCCGTTCTTGACAACTGGCCATTAACAAAAATCAGGATGTCACTTTTCTCAATCATATTCTTTTTTTGCTTCTATACTGGAGATTGCCATTTTACCCTTCACGCAAAACCGGGAGGGGCGGTATGTTGCCCCTTAGCCCGGTTAATGAGGAAAGCCATTGCGTACGCAAGGTTCCCTGTCTTGTTTATTTCATATCTTTCGGTAATTGGTCTAACGGGACAAACTCGCCTTCGACGCCGAGTTCCGGCACGGCTACCTTTTGCTTTGCCGGCTGGGCCGGTGGAGTATTGGCCGCCCGTATCTTTGCAACTTCAACCTTCAATAACAGGATGTCTCGCATCAACAGCGTTTCTTCCTGGACGATCTTCATCGTCCTTATGCGTTCGAGCGTATCCGTTTCGGCTTTCTTCGCCTGTGCCTTGGCCGCCTTCTGCGGGTCGGTCGGCGTCATTGTCACCGTACAACCCGTTACTGCCACGAGCAGTATCAACATTGCAATGGTCTTCCTGATCATTTTTGTACTCCTGAAAAAAGTTAAAATGGGGCCGGAACGCCCGGCCCCCTTACAATTTACTCCGTTGTTACACCCGCCGCGCAAGAGCAGTCCTTAAACACTATGGGTGTCCCGGTAATCGGGTATCCAAAGTCATTGAAATAATTCATGGATATGTGCTTATTGCACTTACCGAATCCAGACCATATATTGTCGTGCTTCAACTTCTCGAAAAAGTCACAGTCCTTGCACTCGCCGGAATACGGCGGGTCGTAAATCAGATGTCCATTGTCGTCAAACGGCATATAAACTCCTATGAACCTGCACTACTGTAAACATAGATGTACATGGGGTCTGTTTTACCGAGAATTTGAATCTTCAAAGCTCCCAGTTTCGAAGTAGAAGCTGAAGTATGGGTAGCATTCTCCGTATAAACAGCCGCCGCTGCATTGCCAAACGTGAACAGGTAATCAGGGGTATCGCCGGTAGCAGCACAGTTGAAGTGAATCATGGAAGAAAGTTCCGGGGCATCACCTGAATTGACCTGGTATTCAAGGTTCAATATGCGAATCTTGGAAGCCGTTAGAGTCGGTCCACCATCAGTATAAAGGCCAAAGTCAGCAGCCGCAATTAGAGAATCCGGTCCATCCGTCATTATACCGCCGGTGATATTGAGCCATGAGCCCATTCCGTAAACTTTACTATCGGTCGCTCCGGAAATATTACCTTCGACATAAAGGCCGACACCCTCGGACGCCGTTGCCCCTGCTATACTGCCCGATACTTTAAGGGCGTACAGGCCGTCGGGAACGGCGGAAGATGTAATCGTAGTCCCGCCTACATCCGAAAGAATATCGATTGCCGTCTGGCCCGTACCCTGGTTGGCGTGGATGTGGACGGTCTCGGACGTTCCACCATTGGCCTCAATATCGATACCGGCAGCAGCCGTATCCGTCGATATGAGTGTGAACTTATCCGCTACCGTTAGCGTCATATCGCCATTAGTCGCACCGGCTGTCGTTAAGGCTATTGGTCCGTCTGTGGTGTCGACATCGAATCCACCATTCGTGCCGGTAACGTCGATATTGACTGCATCGGTAACCGCCTCGGTTGCTATAAGCCCGATTGAACCGCCGGTATTGGTAACGATAAAATCTTCGCCTGCCGCACCCGTGATATCGAAAGTCACATCGTCACCACTGACAAACGACATTACGCTTTCCGAATCAATCGTAATATCGCCATTAGCCGCACCGTCGGCGAGAACTGAAATCCCGCCGTTGGTGGTTTCAAGCTGAATGGCTACACCCGCAACCGTACCGACTGCATCGACCTTGAACTGGTTGGCCTCGGCGTCGTTGGTCGTAAGGGAAACGTTTCCCAGACTGCCAATGAGGGTATCATCCGCTGTGGCCCATTTGAGATATTCGGAGGATGTATCTCCGTAGAACGTCCAATCCAGGCCCGCACTATCGACACCAACGACCACGCTTCCGGTTCCGGCAACTACTTGACCGATGGTGAATACATTGGTCGCAACAGACATGGTAATATCGCCCGTACCCAGCGCATCGCCGAACTGAATCTGGTCGCCTTCGCCGATACACAGGGATATGCCGTCAACCTGGATGTCATCTGCGGTGAAGAATACTTCCGCACCCGTAGTTTCGCCATACCATGTCAGGGGAACGTCGTCAGCGTCATTACCTATCGCCATAGCTCCCGTGCCGGGCACGACGACATCAATCAGGAGAACGTCGCTTTCATCGGACATTTTGAAATCGCCCGTGCCCAGCGTGTCGCCGAAGAGAATGGCGTCGCCGTCGCCCAAAGCGATCTCGGCACCCGACGCCGCACCTTCAACCTGAAGCTGATCGCCGGTCATCTTGATGTAGTTGCCCGTCGTCTCGCCGTACCAGGTGAAAGGCACATCATCGGCGTCATTGCCGATAGCGATTTCGCCGGTTCCCGCTACCACAACGTCAAAAGTAAGAACGTCCGTCTCATCGCTGATCTTGAAGTCCCCGGTCCCCAGGGTATCGCCAAACAAAAGGTGGTCTCCGTCGCCCAGCGCCACACTGCCGTCGTCAACGAGAATCGAGGCGCCAACGGCCTCAAGTTGCTCATCACTGGCGTCCCAAAGGATGTAATCCCCTGTGGTGGCCGCGAAAAATTCAACGTCCATACCCTGGGTGTCCAGACCAAACCACCAGATCGGGGTCTCGTCGGTAGCGGCGGGTGTTACTGTAAAACGGTTTCCCACAGCACCGCCCACCAAGACGAAATCCGAGTCCGAGCCGAACGTCGCCGACTGGGCATCGGTATAGGCCGTCGAACTGACCGCCGAGAGAAACGTCGGCAAGACAATACGGCCATCCGACGCCGTAGACGAGGCATGACCATAATTGGTCATGGTATTCGTGCCGTCACCGATGGTGTAATCCCAGGCGTCCGCCCCCCACCAGTAGAAAGTCCCACTGGACAACGTGGTATTCGTCGAGGATGTAGTCATCGGCTGGGTAATAGCATTAAGCTTGGCACGGTCCTTATAGATCGTGGCAGCACTGGTTGTCCCGGACAACCTTATCGTAACGGTGCTTATGTTCGTTACCGGCCTGCCGTGCTCATCGACGACCTGTACTTCATGGTAGACTAAGCCGGTCTGGGCATAGGCCGCAACTCCCATTGCCAGGAGTGCAATCGTTGTAAATAGTAACTTCTTCATTGTGCTAATCCTTAAATAAGATTTACGTTTCTTTGAAATTCACGAAATACAGAGAGAAACCCGCTTTTTAGTCTGTGATCACCTCCGTATCGAAGCAGTAGATGGCCTCATCCTGCCCTGCCGTGGTGCCGCCGTGCGCGTTGAATATCATGCGCTTGACTCCGTAGAGCATATCGGTCTTGACTATCGGCTTGTTGACATCGTAGTAATCCTCGTACCAGCCGGGGAACTGAGCCCAGCCAAAGGCAAGGGCATTAGCACCTAACAGCATACCCCTCGCCACGCTCCTGCCGGTCGCACAGGCGTCGTTAGTTGCCGTCCTGCCTGCATTGAGCAGGAATCCCTCGGCCAGCGTAGTGCCGCCTGCTCCGGTCCTGACCGGAACCCTGTCGTACTCCCAGCAGATCATGCCGTCCCACATGAACGCGGCCCCGCTGAATATGGGATTGATATTGCCGCGCTCCTGGGCCGCGGCACACATGGCCTTCCAGCCTATAGTCCCGCTTTCGGCCTTAATCGCCTTGATTTGCAGGGGATGCAGGAATACGAAGAAGAATCTTCCGGCCTGTGGAAGCCCCTGCCCGGATCGTATGTCATTTGGCGTGGCCTTGGACAGGTCTTTAATCCGCCCGCCTGCGAATCTCGGCTGAGCGGCTATTGCCTTGCGCTTGATAAGCTCAAGCAATAATGTGCCGCAGAGATTGTTGGCCTGTGTCCCGGCGGTAAGCAGAGCATCGGTACCGTAAGTAACTCCCGAATTACCGAGTGTGCCAGCTGCGCTTTGGCCTCCGTAATATATCCTTGAACTTGTAGGATAGGATTCGTTGATTGTTTGAATGTCCCCGGACGATGAATTCTCGTTGTAAAGACCGGCACACGAAGTCACAAGATCGTTCTCGATGGCCTCTGTAATCCAGTCGCCTAATTCGAGCTTGGAATCTTCGCGGAACTTCGAATCCGTAAGCTGCTCTGAAAGCTTGCCGGCGGATTGAGTACGGGTCGCACGCTCGTGCACGAGCAGGGACATATTGCGTCTCTTGATCTGCTGTGCATTATTTGTCGTGTCGCCATCGTCTCCTTCGCCTGCACCTGTAAGGCGCTCGCGGGCCTTGAAAACAATTGTTCCACCCGACTTTTTCGTCAGGTCTTTATCAACGTGAATAAAATCGTTCGACGTTTGACCCATCAGCGGGCTGAGCATGATGTTCGGCATACAGTAGTCGAACAGATTCTTAGACCATATGGTCTGCGCGCGTGGATCTGTGAAAGCATAAGATGTATCCATTTTTTAAGGTCCTTTCGTTAATGGCCCCGCGTCACTTGCCGCGGGACCCCGGACGGACCTTATTCATCGACTCCGAACGCCGCATAAACATGAGCAAGCGTCGGATTCTTTCCCAGTTCTGGATTTGCAGGCGGAGCGGGAGTCTTTTCCTGCTTTTGTCCTGCCCTTAGTTCTGATCCGTCCGTACTTTGTTTCGATTGTTGTTTTTGGACGGATGCCTTGGCTGGCACTTTTGCCTTGAGTTCGGCCCGGAGCTGTTTGGCCCTATCACCCCCGGCTTCGAGAGTCTTGTAAATGCAGCGTTTATACAGGAATTCCGCACCATCCTTGCCTTCCTCAATGGCCCTTCTGAGATCAACCTGGTCGCCTTCCGTAAGAACGTCCTGGGCATTGGAAAGAATCTTGTCGAAATCACTGTACTTCCTGCGAGCCTCGACGGAAGAAATTTTCGCCCTGTTGTTAATGGTCGATTCTTCCTGTCTTTTACGGTCCTTCTCCGCCTGCTCTTTCTCAAATTTCCTCTGGGCCATTTGAACTTTTGCAGGAAAGGGTGTCGTATCCGGGTCGAAAATTTCCTTATTCTCTTCGACGTACTTTTCTTCCGGCGACTTCTCGGGCGGCAGGACCGGCCTTTCGGCCTCCATGCGTTCCGCCGTCTTCTTGTCGAGTTCGCGCAGCAAATGCCTTCTTGCCGTTATTGAATTCAGCAACTGGTCATTCACGCTTTTGAGAGACTCTATCTCCGGCGATTCCCCGGCCGGCTCATCCGTAGCCGCAAGAGCTTCGGCCGCAAGTTTGGCCTCGTCACTCATCATATTATCATCAGTGACTGCCGCCTGTTCCTGCTGCTCGCTACTAACCTTCTCTTCTGTCGCGGCCACCGGACTCTCAGTTTGTTGTGTCTCTACCGTAGCATCCATAACTATAAACCTCACTTTCCTGTTAACCGGCCAGGAACGCCGAACTCGCGAATCCCCGCGATAAGGTCTTGGTCTTTAACTGTCTCCAAGATGACAGAACGCCTGAACCGTCAGGCTGGCAGAACTCGGTTTGCCGCCCACCGATAGGGCTAAGTTGTCTTTAACGCCTTTTGGCTGTCCGCTATTTCTGTTTTTAGTTGCTCGCGTGCAGCCTTTAATAGCGGTTTATCTCTCAGGAGTTTTGCATAGCTTCGGAGTGTTGATGCAGCCGACTCTATAGCCCATCGTTTCTCGTCTCCTTTTAGTTTTCCGAACTCTTTATCCATTTTTTCTCCAATAAAAAAACCCTTGCCAATCCCGATTTAAGGGACTAACAAGGGTATAATTACATTGCCCACGTATTCAGTTTTTTACTTCAAAGAGCGTTTTTACGATTGTCTCTAATTGTTGACGGCAAGGATTAACATAGCTACTTCCCCCTGCCTATGGGGGCTTCGACGGTTCTATACGCCTGGCAATTTCACTAAATGCCTTGTCGTCAACGGTACGTATTCAGTTTTTAATAGCGGGGGCCGGATTTGAACCGGCGACCTCCGGCTTATGAGGCCGAATTTCTACCAGACTGAATTACCCCGCGATCATTTTCTCTTCGTTTCATGTAAAATCAATCTCTTGGGAATGCGAAACCAATCCCATCCCATTGAACATCCCCACCCATGAATATTGGATTTACTACGCTTACGTGCCCTCTTGGCCTGTCTTCGTCCGGGTATATAGGTGAAACCCACACGGGAATTCCCAGCAAACCGCCAGACAATCCCGTATAGTATGGAGATTTTTTAGCCCATGATTCAAAGAGATTCCAACCTTTTTTGTTAACAAAGATGTGGCTTATTTCGTTTCCTTTTTTTCGATACATAAGAACTGTTTCTATAATATTATCTACAAAATTCAGTTCCTCTATATCCTCTATAAAATTATCTATGGAATCCGGTTTCTCTTTTTGCTGAACCGGAAACTTGCAGTCAGGTTCCTTTACCAATGCCGCCGGGGTAACCTGTACTAACCCAATCAATTTTAGAAAGCCTCTAAGTTTCATAAGTTTAATTTCATATCGGCTATTCGCAGCCTATTTCTGTATCACTGAATATTTACCACATTCACTTCGTTTCCATTATCCACGTCAAAATCATCCAGTTTCAACGCCGGCATGAACATATCGATAGGCACGTTATTAGCACCAAATTTTGAACTATCAAGCCTGAAGATGATTTTGCCCGTCATTGACGGGAAGGCCCGCCATATCATCGACCTGCACCTCGACAAGACCTTTTTTTGCTCGTTTGTCATCCTATTTCTTTTCCATTGCCCCTTACGGGGTTTGAAGGCTTACGCCTTCGCCGGAATAGCCTGGGCCACCGCCGCCGTGACAATGGCCTTCATCGCCTCGGCCCACGGGGAATTGATAATATCCCGTGCCGCGTAGTCCGTCTCATTAATGCCTATGATGTTCTCGGCGTTCTTGCCACTCGTGGTAGCTCCCTGCTCGACACTTCGGGCTATCTGGGCATTGATAGCACCCATCGAGACAACCATGTTGGTTGCCATCGCATCGAACAGCACCCGGTTGCGACCGGCGATATCTGCCGCATTCTCGACCAACTGCTTGAGGTTCACAATGTAAGCCTCATCCTGCCCAATGTCCTGTTTTTCTCTTGTTTCTGCCTCTGCCATTTTCGTAACTCCTTTAATAATTATTAGTGTTTCATTGCCATTACTCGACTACCTTCATGTACCTTCTTTTTTGACCCGTCGAACGATTGTCACGATAAGCCTGCAACTGAATCTTACCATCATGCAACCTGAAATTTATCCTGTGAACAAGACCACAGTCACAACAGGACATCTTGTACCCCTTTCTTATGGGCTGTATCCATTGACCACTCTTCACTTTTGGGTACTTTGTCATTACATGCCCGCCCTGGCGCGAAGCCTGCCGAGTTCCAGCATTTCGCCCGGCGTCGGCTGGTCTATCTTCCGGCCCATGTTCGCCATTCCCTCAAGTTCCTTGAACCTTACTCTTTCATCGTCTGATAACGGCTGAAGGTTTTCCGGCTGCGGTTCGGCAGGTTCCATTGCTGGTGCCGGTTTCCTGTTGCGAGTCTCTATCCTGAGAAGATCGCAAAGATTTTCGTAGCTTTCTCTCGCGTCAAACTCCACGCCCATCGCGGTCAGTTCTTCGATAACCTTATCTCTTGATTGTCTTGACATTGTAAATATCTCCTATGTTTTAAGCTGACTGTTCTTTACAAACTCCCTGAACATCTTTTTCCGTATCTTGCCCGGAATTGCTATAATCGCCTGCCTTGCTTTATCGGCGTCCTTATTCCTCATAATAAAAGCCTTGTTCTTCGCGTCCCACGTCACCTGCGGGCAATCTTTTTTAAAATCAAACTTCTCAAGATGCTCAAGACTGATAGCCTCAAGGCCGCCGATTCGGTACAACATTAACGCGGCAAAGGCCCAATAGAACTCCTTTTTGAACACGGGCAGTTCTGCATCTGCCGGGATTTCCTTATTTTCGCCGTTATTACCGGTCATTGCTTAACCTCATTCTCTGTGAAAGTAAATCTGCCCATACCATCAATCGCATCGTCCGACCCATCATTTTGCTTAACCTCGTTCGGCTCTATCTTTGAATTTAAGTACACCTGCATCTGACTTAGTACATATTTGTCAAAATCGTTCGGATCAACAAATGTGCAATTGTCGAACCACATACCTTCATCGCCTTCCATGAGTTGAATCGCTTTCAACTCCGCAAATTCAATCTTTACATCACCCGTTGACCTCGGCCCCTTTAGGACATTGTATATCCTTCGCCATAGCTCACTTTTGCTTACGTTGCATTTCAGGCGATTATCGCCGTTACGCTCAATTACCGCTCCGTCAATTTCAAGATTGTCCGGCTTCATAGAATCAAAATCAACAACAGCAAACGCTGCGTTATTAGAATAATCGTTGAAGTCAATAACTAAAGGTTCGTTCGGCTCAAATCCTTTAATCTCAAGGCCACCATCGTTTCTCATGAGGCGGATAAAGTCATCGTGTTGAATATAGTTATCGTTCGGTTCGTTCGGCTCGGCAAATTCGCAATCCTTTTTAAGATGTTCGATATATCTATCAGCTATACTATTGGCAAGTTTATCATAATCTTCAATCTGTTGTCTCAATTGGGCATATCCATCTTGTTGTTTGTCCCTGCACCCAAACATCAATGATAAACCTATGACAAGTATTATATTCTTCATTGCTTAACCTCATTAGGTTCGGTTTGCCAGTCTTTATAAACATATTTCCACTTCCTGTGCGAGCCGCAATCCCCACATATTTCAGTAACATCACTTGTCAGGCTGGCATACTTTCCATCTGGTTCACACTTAGGACAATAAACGCCCACAAAAGGCAGGTTGCCCCTTTCTTTTCTGCAATTAGTACAGAACTTCGTAAAAGAATAATTGCCACAACTTGGGCATAAATTCTGTTTGGGTATTTTCCCCCAACCATTTATGTAGGTTTGTTTAATCTCAGACAGATTGCCCTCTTTCGGACCATCATCAAATGCGTAGAGGCATAATAGAATACTGCCAATAAGTATAAAAACTATACTGCTTAAAAAAATATTAAATTTCATGCCGTTTTCACTCCTCAATCTTCAATGAGTGGAACAGTATTTTCTTCATGTCGGCCAAGTGTTTTTGTACGGCCATCATCGCACCGGCACTGCCTGAGCCTTCACTCGGACGCAGACCACAATTCCAGAGATCGTCCATGAGTACCTGTGCCTGTTCTTTGTCTATTCTTGCGAAAGATGGAACCGATTCTTCGTCAACCATCTCTCGCATACATAGTTGATCGGCGGCGGAATATTTTTCGCCAAGTTGTTCCATATAATAAAGGTTAATCTTTCGACCGAAGCCCATTGGCGATAATTCTGCTCTAATCTTTATTGAATGATTATTTTCCATGATTTCCTTTGTTGATATTCGCTTTCATATAGCTTTCTTCTTTCCAAATACCTTATCGTAATCGAAATACTTTGTTTTCCCTGGAATTGACACCTTCTCCACCCACTTCTTCTGGTAAGCAGGCTCGAAGCCGACCTGGGCCTTTTCAAAGGCTTCACGAGGCGTCACACCTCGCCCGGCATTGCGAACAATCACTGTCGGGGCTTTTGTGATTTTCTGTTTATACTTCATGTAGTTTTATTCCACGGTAAAACTTTCACTTTTACAAGCTGAAATTCATCTTCTCTCCGCACTAATTCGTACATTTCGGACTCGTAAAAGATAAACAAGTGGCCGCCGTACTCCATTTTCTGCAAGAGAAGTTTTCCGGTAGGCTCTTCAGTAGATTCTCTGTGCCTCTTTTCCATTTCAGAAATGAATAAGTGAGCCATTGGATTTTTACACTTGACAACTTTTTTGCAACAAAAACATTGAGGCCTATCTTTGTATATCCGGCAGTAGTAATCATCCTCGGGTTCGTATTCGGGACACTTAACATAACAATTGCTTAGAATGGTCTGCGGCTTGAAGTGGTCACACTTTGTATTGTGAATGGGTTTTACTCCAAGACGAACCCTCATTGGTAATGCACATTCAGCACGATATGCACAAAAACAGCAAGGTTCTACTGCGTCATAAGATATTTTCTGGAAACATTCAGTTGACCCCCGCGCCTTGGCGGCACCACGCACGAACTCGACAGTCCGCCTTTCCATTAAAGCGCGCTCAAAATTTTTTACCCTGTCTTTAGCATCTTTTCTGCCGCAAATAGTAGCGGTGGCATAGAAAGTACAGAATAATAAAAAAAATGAGACTACACATATTATCTGAAGATTTGCGCTCATATCCATTTACCCGGCCCTTCTCAATCGTTTTGCCTGATGGATTTTCTTATGAAGAATCTCAACCGCTTCGTGGCGTTTAATTGGGCCACATACGTCACATTCGTAGTCCATGCCATTCACACACAAAATCAGTCCTCTGCATTTAGGACATTTAACTATTTTGTGATAGATTGCCACAATTGTGGATCCCCATAATTTACCCGGCCTTAGCGGCAAGGAACTGCTGCGCCTGCTGCTGCTTATCTTCCATTTCCCTGATTATATTTTCCTTATCGGCTATACCCGAAGCCTCAAGCAGTCTCCTCGCCGATAACGGCGGCTGGCCGCTCTTGATGAGTATCTCGTTGATCTCAAGCCTCTCTGCCATATCGGCGATACGCATCGTCGGCGAGTACGGGCTCATCGTCACCGTAGTATTGTACCTGCCCTTTCTCAGGTTGCTTATCTCCTCGTAGAGCATGTCCATCGCTATCGGCCGGGCAAGCTTATCGATAATGGCGTTCTGGCGTTTCATCAATTCAAGGTCGGCGAGATAGTTCTGGGCATAGGACTGGTCTATCTGCGCGGCTTCCGGCTCCAGATTGCCGGGATGCTCGGCTAACTTCACGCCCCTTGCCTCAAGCTCTTTGACCACCTCGTTTCGCGACTGCTCCAGCAGATCGTTGTCTATCATATCGTCAGAATCGACAATTTCAAGAATCTCATCCATTGAGTAAACCTTGTTGTTTCTCAGAATCTCCACAATCAACTTATTCAGAATTGTTTGTGAATAATCGAAGTTGTGAAGGATAGGCGAATTGCCGGTCATCGACGAACGCTGCTTGGCTTCAATCGCCTTGCCGCTCAGGCTCGATTCATCATAGCTGGCATCCTCGGAGCGAACGCCGCTAATCAAGTGCAGATTGCGGATGGACAATTCTTCCTCGCGGTCGAAGCCGGCCGGGAAGGTCGTAGGCTCGATTTTCTTAATTTCGCCTCCGGCCTGTGATACATCAAGCACTATGTTATCCTCGGCCCCGTTTTCTTCCAGCCATGTTTTGAACGTGCCCAGGGGATCGCTCTTGATATACCAACCACTGTTCGGCATCTTCTTCAGGATGTTAAGCTTCTGCGAATGGCAGTAGTTGATTTCTTCCTGCGTGCCTTTCAGGTCTTCGGCCATGCCGCCCCGATAGCCGTTGTCAAAGTACGGACTGAACGGAACTATCTCGAACATATCGACGCCGTTAAGTTCATCTTCGTTGTGTTCGAGAAGCAGATCCCCCAAGATAACGGTATGGCACATTATCTGCCTGATTACGCGATAAGCAGTTATCTTCGGCAGTCTTGAACCTTCCGGCGGAGCAAGGTAGATTTCGTCCCTAATGGAACCCTCGCCTTTGATGTAACCCTTTGCGTACAGCTCCCTGAATATCTCGGAGATATCCTTTTCTTTCGTCACAAGAATAGCATCAAGCTCGTTTTCTTCATCCTTAAAAAACATGAAACTCCGCTTCGGCATTCGCCAGAAGCAGTGTGTGATGTGAAACTGATTCTCGTGTGACTCTATGGAGTGCATTATCCTGTTGCCGGAGATCGTAGACATCGCATTCCTGAATCCACCCCATATCCTTGACCAGAAGCCCGTAGTATCGTTCATAATCGGCTCAAAGCCGTAATCTTCAAGGTCCGGTGCTTTCTTCGGGTACTGCTCTTTAATCAATTCCTTATCAACCCAGGGCTCCCAGACTATGTACTTGGCGCCGGTTGTGAAATTGTTGAGGTCGTAACTGATACAGTTGGGATCGACTGCGACATCATCCTCATTGAGCTTCTCGATTATAAGATTGCCGTTCTTCGGATCATCATTCCAATCGATGTAACAACGGATAAATCCCACACCCGAAGCCAAGCCGGCCTCGAACCACTGCGTCTTTTGAAATAAGGACTGGCTGATATCGTTGACGTGCTTTGCCAGCTTCGTCAGTATCCTCGCCCCGGACTCCGTGCCGCCCCGATTGGCCTCAACCTTCACATCTTTGGGATTCTGCAACTGCATACCAACCACCTGCTTGATGATTGGCTTTATCAACGGTACCTGGAGCGAGAATTTGCCCTTCCGCCTGTTCCATTCCTTAACGGCTGGGTCCCACTGGTCGCGGTACGTGAACCTCTTGCCTTCTTCCATGCGGTCGAACAGGTCCGAACCGCCCATGACCGCAGACTCGCGCATATCCTTTACCTTCTCTACCAATTCTTCATCCGTTAACTTTTTCATCTGCCTGTTTCCTGAAATCTGCCACACCACAGGGATCCGGGTCTATCGCTCCTGATTCAATCGAATGAATGCGAGTGAGAATATTCCATGCCAAGAAGATTTCACCTTTCGACTTGGCCATACCGTAAAGCTCTCTTAGTTCTTTGATGTGCTCATCGTTTGTCATTGTGCTATTCTCCTTTTGTTCCTTCGGATATGAACTGTTCCAACTCATCTTCTGACATAGAGTTATACATACTCAAAGCGGCCTTATTGAGCTGTTCTTTCTTTATCTTTTTTCGCTTGCAGGCAAGTGCCACCTTTGCGGCCCCTATCTGTTTTTCCGTCCACGGCATATTAAACGTTCCTTTCTAACCCATAACCATCGGCGATTGAGGCCGTTTCTCTGTATGTCTATAGCCGACGCGGTCTCTTTCAATCTTCTGTTCTTCTGCCGGATAATGGTTTTTCATTTCTATTACAGCCAAAGCCAAAGCCTCTATAGCCGGGAATTCGCCTTGTTCCAGTTCTACGATTTCCTCCTGTTCAATCAATGACAAGTAATTAACGATGTTACTGTTTTTGAGGAATAATACTCTATGCTCCGGGTCTAATAACTCCTTTAGTTTAGGCAGGATATACGAATACAGTTTGCGTATTTCCAATATCATCGACGTCGATAGTACAATATTTCTTACTGCCGCTCCTGACCTCGCTTGATTTTTGAGTTCAACTCTCAGCTCCTGAATAAATTTGTCGGCAGTCTCGTTCTTATCGTCTCCTATCCATAAGGCGGGTTTGAACTGCGTGTCAAGCGCAGCGCATTTCCTTATAAGTTTTCTTGTGTCGAAACTTTCGTATTCAGCCAAAAGATACATATCGTTAGTGTCGTAATGCTTCTTGTTTGTCATTGCAACGACTACGGCGCACCCCTGTCGCTTCGACGGCCAACTTACCCCACCATAAACCACCTTGCATTGATCCACGAGTTCAATCTCTGTGTGAGGATGATTTATTGGAGTTGTTGTAATGTTTAGCATTATGCCAAGTCACCTTCAGAAAAATAAAACTTGCCTTCAATACCGTAAATTCCGTATCGAACACAATCGCAGGTATGGTCGTTGACTTTCAGCGGCTCATCTTTCGCAGCATGACTCTCTGTACCTTCAGACCACTTGTAGCCGCCGATTTCCTTAACTGTATTCTTGCATGTATTGAAGATAAATAGTCGGGGCTTGCCGTCATCCTGCACCTTCAGTGCCGCCTGAACAGCCTCGATGCCCAGGTGAACGTCTTTTTTGGCCGGCATAGTGGAAATGCCCAGGCTTTTCAGTTCGCAGCAATCCTGAGAATCGTGGTCGGCCCACGTCACCCGGTATTTCTCGGCGCTGCTGATCTGCTTGATACGCTCGGCGTGATAGGCTAATGTCTCACGGGACTGATAATGTTCGGCGTATACATACCATCGCTTGTCGGGGTCCCTGGCCAACCAGAGGCAGACAAACGGATTATTGAACCCCCAGTCGATAACCCTATACCGTGCCCAATCGTCCGGTATTTTGAACGGCTTAATTACATGGGTATCACGGCTAAAAGTCTTATAGACGGCTCCGGCGAATGCTGCGAAGTAACCCTTGATACGGGTCTGCTGCACTTCGGCCGGCCACTCGGCTATCATAAGATTGATCTCTTTGTCGTCGATGTAACCGCCCCGGCTCTTGCGATTATCGTTCAAGTCGGCGTAGAAGATCGCGTCCGTCTCGGGTAGGGCCTTAATACGTTCTTCGAGCCAACCCTGCGGAATGATAGGCGTCATTGACTGTGCGGAAAAGCCGTTTTTGTCCATTAGTCGGGCCTGTATCTCCGTCCAAATTCCTTCGGCGTCGGATTTGCATTGCTCATCACCATAGAAGGCGTCAATCGCTCTGCCTTCGAAGGCTTTACGGCCTTGTTCGTAAGCCTTAAACTCGATACGATTACCATTAGTGAGGCGCAGTTCTGCGGGGATTTCATCTGCTTTGTTGTGCCAACTAATCGACTGGATTTGACTCATCAGCAAATACGCCTGAATCTTCTCGCTCCATAACAGCTTGCCCACCAATGGCCAACTGTTTGCCGCCGCCCAGATCGTAGCCTGTTTCGGCGTCTTACGGTACGGATGGCAGCCAAGAGCGAAAGATGATAAATCGAATCCGATACAACTCTCAGACTTGCCGGAACGATTACCACCGAAAATCCAACGGTTCTTAGCTTGGCTCTTGTGGAACTCCTTCGGCCCCGGCAGAGGCTTGTACAGAAGAATCTTCCTGCCAATACTGCGTATTTGCCTATCGGTTAGCATTGATTCAGAAGAACCTTTCTGATTTCTTCACATTCACTGTCCGTCAAAGTGTTCTCATTCTCGATGACAAGATGCTCTACAGCCTTGCCTTCCTCTCGGTCAATCGCATATCGGGCAAGTCTTTCAGAGCCGGAGTATCTACCTACCTTGGCGTGATCCACAAGCTTAAGTGCCGTCTGTTGGGCTTGGGTAAGTTTCTTTCTGTCTAACTTCTCAAGCTCGGCGTCGGTCATAGCCATGAATTGACAGAAATAAACCCAGAGCTGAGTGCGCCGAACGGGAGGACCTGCAGGATTGCCGCTTTGGCCGGGCTTGAATTCGCATTCTTTCTGTTTGGCAGTACGTTCAATTTTCTTCTTCGGCTCGGCCATTATCACTTAAACTTCCTATCGATACAGGCCCTGATTGCACTTCAAGCTCCGGTCCGTAATATTCGACCAAATACCAAGATTCTATTGTCGTTTCTTCCATCTTCTTATTAACCAGGCAAGCGGCACGAATACAACAGCGATTATCACCTTGCCGATTGCGTTGATTATTCTTTCGCCTGTGCCGTACTTCGGATTCTGCTGCACTTTGTAGTTGTCTGATAAACATAAATAGCAATAACCGCCAGTTGAGCGGTATGTCTTAATGGGATAGCCGCATTTTTTGCAGTTCATTTGAGGCATATTAGAACGGTATTCTTATCCCAAAATATCCGTTTAATTGCCGGTCCTCGACAACTGACAGATCGCCAAAGTTGGCGTCATAACCAATCTCGAATATCAGTTCCGTATTGCTGTCGGGCGTTGTTTGGACCCTGACTCCGGCAATACCGCCCATCATGCCGGCATCCTGGTCGATGAAATTCCAAGTGTTCTGAAAGCCTATATAAGGCCGAATCACAACATCTTCCGACAATATCATCAGAAACGCATCGGGTATCCAGGGCAAGGTATTGTTCGGATCAACTATATCCATCGAGTGATATATCAAGCCTAAAGTCAGCACTTGCGGCGGCTCCATATCGCCTTCTTCATCCCATCGGGGCCGCCAAATAGAGCCTACAAACGGCTCAAGTCCGCCATTATCAGAGCCGAGGTAATAGCCAAGACGCAATGCTAAGGCATTCTGGCTATCAACGTTAGCCACTTGCTCCGTCATGCCCCAGATCGTCAAGCCTGCGGCCTGTACGGCATTACACATACACAATGCTATGATGATTGCTACAATAATTCGTTTCATGTTTTGCTCCTTTTGCTTATTTTATTTCCGATTCATAAAGTTTTAGCCAGCAACAGTCATCATTACAAATTCTGGCTTCTTTATTGAGATAAAATACTACCCAACCCCGTTTTCTCAAGTATTTCATCATAAGGCGATGATGGCATGATTTGAGATTTCTCAACCATGTTTTCATGTTTTGCTCCTTTACTATTTTGGTGAATGTTTCTTTATTCCCTGACTCAATGATAAGCCGGTAACAAGCTTGATTCGTGAAAGCCAAACATCGACTTTATCGAGGATAAGATTATCCCGGCGAGTCGGCGTGAAATAAACAATTGCGCGAGCTATGATGTACAGAGCTCCGATGACGGCGAGGACTTCATCTGTGTATTCCATTTGTTATACTCCTTTCTGATAGAAGCGTTAGTGTTGCCCATCGGCTTTTTGGGGTCTTAAAAAATATCATAAAATATAAAATTATTTTTATTTTTATCTTGACTTCCTATACCTGATATGTTAGTTTGTTATTTGGCATGGTGATAATGACTTTACAACTTGAACTCCCTCACACACAAATCAAACAAACAATTCTGCGCAAACATAAGCTCCCCAAAGATTCCGGCTTCACTCACCATGCTGCTGGTTTCCGCGGGGGCTTTTTTAAGAAAGAAGGGTAAGAAAATGAACAAGATTATAAAGTACAAATTGACAAATCAAAATCTACAGACACATAACAATTTTCGATGGAAAGTAAGAAAATGGGTAAAAGTAAAAGGAAAACTTAAACAAAGTTTATGCACAGATGGGTGGTTGCATTGTTATGATAGCCCGCTGTTGGCTGTGCTGCATAATCCAATACACGCAGCTATCGAAAATCCCCGACTGTGGGAAGTAGAAGTCGATGGGGAATGTAAAAATGACCGGGGATTAAAGTGTGGGTATCGGAGGATGCGATTGTTTCGAGAAATTCCCGTCCCGAATATGAGTATAATACAAAGAAAGGCGTATGGAATACTCTGTGCTAAAGAAGTTGTAACCGATAATAAATGGAATCTCTGGGCGGATAATTGGTTATCGGGCAAAGATAGAACTGCCAATGCCGCCTATGCCGCCGCCAATGCCGCCGCCGATGCCGCCTATGCCGCCGCCGATGCCGCCTATGCCGCCGATGCCGCCGCCTATGCCGTCAATGCCGCCAATGCCGCCTATGCCGTCAATGCCGCCAATGCCGCCTATGCCGCCGCCTATGCCGCCTATGCCGCCGCCTATGCCGCCGATGCCGCCCGTCCTAAAACTATTAATTTTGTGAAATTGGCTAAACAGGCCATGAGCTTTGAATACTAATTAACTACTAAAACATTAAAAAATAGTATGAAAGGGTAGGAAAATGGCAACACAATTATATCTAAGAGATTTGAGCGAAGAAGCTCAAGAATATTACAAGAAAGAAATTCAGTCAAATCCAAAATTGACAAAGCTACGCGAAGCACTTCATAATGGCGATGATATTGTAGTTGGTACGTTATTCGATACAAAAAAGGGTTTTACGCACGAACCATCGAACAGCCAGAATAAAGATTGGTACACTCCGCCAGAAGTCTTTGAGCTTTTGAAGTTTCCAGAATTTGACCTTGACCCTGCAAGTCCGGGCAAATCTAAAGTCAAGTGGATACCGGCAAAAGAACATTACACGGAAAACGGCTTGCTTAAAGAATGGCATGGCCGCGTCTGGCTCAATCCGCCTTATGGTCAAGAAACAGGCGACTGGCTTAATAAGTTGGCTCTGCATGGCAACGGTATTGCTTTGGTCTTTGCCCGAACAGATACTCTTTGGTTTCATACTATTGCTTGCAAGGCCGATGTGATATGTTTTCTCAATGGCCGTATTCGGTTCATTGATGAGAATGGCAAACAAGGCGGTTCTTCTGGTTGTGGCTCTATGCTTTTGGCGTGGGGCAATGAATGTGCCGAGATACTTGTTGGCTCAGGTGCTGGCTGGTGCGTTGATAACCGTAAACCAATTTTGGAAGGGTAAGAAGATGAATGAAAGCAAACATACGCGAACGCCTTGGCATTTCAAAAAGCCTCCGGCAGATAGTTTGATGGGAACAAAGATATATGGCCCCCTACATAGGGATGGTACTGATTACGCTGCCTTATGTGAACTTCAAGATATGGAAGATGCTCGGTTCATCGTCAAGGCATGTAACAGCTATGATGCTCTGCTGGCTGCGTGCAATACTATTAAACATCACGAAGAAGGGTGTTTGCGTCAAGGTTGTGGTTATGACTCTATCGTTCATCAAATGGCCAATACCGCCCTTGCTCTGGCTCAGAAAGAAGGTGGAAAATGAAAACTTGCACGAACTGTACAGGCTACAGGAGTTGTGCCAAATTACTCAAGCGATTAAGCATTGACCCGGACAATCCAAATAATGAAGCCATTATGATTTGCGCTCGTTATCGCGACAAAAATATCAAGGCTCGGAAGTCTTAGAAGCATTTTCTTACCGCCCCTCGCGCTCGTTGCCGGGGGGCATTTTATTTGCGCTCGTATATGCGAGATTTGGGGCGTGCCAACCATGCCTCGGAGCGAGATCGTTCATTGTGGGTCATGTGGTCGAATCGATTCGGCTATCAAGCATACCAAATCAATCGCTTCGTTTTCATTCTTGCACAACTTGATTCTGTGCCATCTATTTTTATATTTTCCTTGCACCCAGACCGGCGCGTTGATATCGATGGGTATTTGCGAACCCTTCTTCTGCGTCCGTTTGATTCTGACCGAGAGGTAAGGGCCGTTATGATTCAGGTGACGACGTGACATCTACCGTCTCCAGTGCGCAGGTCAGGGCTTCGAGAATTTCATCAAGGAAAAAATTGCACCTTTGAAAAAGTGTGTCAATTATCATCGCTGAGAGAATTTCCACTTCTTTCTGATTCAAAAAGAAAAGGTGAACTGAACCGTATAGATAAAACGTATGTGCCGGTATTTCTCTTGCAACTTTCTGCACTATGGTTAATCGCCCAATATTATCTCTGTTGCAATTATCAAGAAGACATTCGCAAAGACTCGATATGTGCGAACTGTTCATCCCGATTATGTGTATGCACTTCCTTGTGTCGTCTACTATTTCTATCATTTTGTTTCTCCCTAAACTTTCCGCATACAGAGCACAGTTTCATAGTCAATACGGACATCGTCGTTCCAATCCCAATGCACTTCGCCGGAATCCATAAAAGCAAGTTCCTGGGCCTTTTGTAGAATCCTGCATAGTTTGGCTTTAGTGAGTTTCTCTGTGGCCTTAGTAATCCATATCTCGTGTGATTCTTGAGGTAGCGTTTTCCAATAGTTTCTCCAAGCCGCTTTATTGTTGGCATTTCGGCGGAAGAATGATACCCGTTCTTTACGTTGTTTTTTGGCCCAGTCCATAATCATTGTTGCCGGCTCTTTGTAAAGCATGGCGTGGTGTAGGCATACCGTTTGGAAGCCCTGGGACTCGCACAGGCGTTGCCAGTCGCCGGGGAAGTCTACGAGCTTGCCTTTGCGGACAAATGCCTTGACGACCCATATAGCGAATCCCTGGGGCTTTAGGATTTTGTAGCATTCGGAAATTATAATTTTCGCTGCGGACCAGAATGTTTCGCCCTGCTGTTGACCAAGTTGACCTTGTGCATCGCCATATTTGCGTTCGTATCGCTTTGTGGAATCGTGTGGGCATAAGTCATTTGATTTATTGGGCGTAGTCATACTTCCTTCATACGGTGGGCTCGAAATGATTGCCGAGACTTCGCCGGGCGGCAGAGAGGCTATGTTGCCGGGAGTATTCATATCTGCATAATCTTGTTTAACTCTGGCCGCACTATCGACTCCACCTGCCCATTGAGCCTTTCCTGCCGTCATATCTTTTGGATTATTATTTACCTGAGTCGATTGAGAGAATGGCGGCGAACTAACCACCGCATCGACGCTGCCGGGCTTCATGGCGCCCAACTGGCCGGGAGTCTGACCGTGATTCTCTGGCATATATGAACGTTTGCCTACTAAGTCGAATACTCCTTTGCGTTGTGATTCGTTGTGATATCCTTTCTTCGCAATCCCCCCGCCAGTTTGTGCTTCGGCGAAAGGCGGACTCCCCACGATACACTCCGCCCGTCCGATGATTTCGGACAACTGGCGGCTGTCGCCCTGGATCATTACCGGCTGGTAGCTGTGGCCGAAGTGGCCGCACTCGAAAGCCTTGCGGTTGCGCTCGAAGTTGCCGACGTAGTGATGCGGCTCGGAGCATGGAATTATGCCCGTGTGCTGTTTATACCATCCTTGAGCCTGACCATGACATTCAGGGCATATATCGGGATTCTTGCGGAACCTGTTAAACCATCGCAACCATTCAGGCTTGCTCATGCCTGGGCAATCGTAGCTGTTTGCCATGCGATAAAATTCAGACTCTAATTCCACACAGACCACACGCAGGCCCAGAGAAGCGCCGACGAGTCCCGTCGAACCTATCCCGCCGAACGGATCGACTACGACGTCGCCGGGCTTAATCCATCCTTCGCCCATGGCGTGCTTGAATATCCGCTTTGTAAGAGCGTAGCTCATCTTGGCAAGTCATGGGTGGGCAAACGCTTCAGGCACAATAATACCTTGCCACGATTCATCGTAACAGTTGTGCCATTTGCTAATGCCCACCGGTTCCTTTTTGTTTTGATTCATATTAACCCTTGTGATTGGTTGTTCTTCCTAATTTCTCAACTATGCCATGACAACTACGACACAGAATAACAATATTGTCTGGCCCAAATGCTTCTTCATGGTTTTCACATTCAGAATATGGTTTTTTATGATGCGGAATAGCATTAAACCCCTTAACGTAAACATTACATCTATCGCATTTATTTTTTGCTCTTTGAAGTGCCCACAACCTCATAACCTTCCATGCCGTACTCCTACTTCCAAACCGAGTGCTTGTGCCACCTTTCCACTTTGAAGATTTTGTTCCAGTAAGTGTTTTCTGAAATTCGTTCGCACATTCTCGACTACAAAAACGTCCCCTACCTTGTTTAATTCTCCATTCAGGAACTGAAAAAAAACCCATGCATTGTGGACATATCGTATCAACAAACCGTCTTTGTTTTTTACTTCCACTACCTTTGCCTGCACAATAACAACATGTTTTGCTTTTTGTACTTTTTGCCTTGCCACACTTTGGGCATGCCTGGAAGTTCTTTTGATATTTTCTATTCAGCAATAACATATTATCCCCTGCCAGCCATCATCGTAGCATCCGTGCCATTCGTTACAGATTATTTCGTTCTCAAAGTTCATTCGACCTCTCTAAATACGGAAATTAAAGGCTCTTGCAGGCGCCTGAACTGGTCCTTCATAGCCGCCTTCTCGAACGGCGTGAACTTCTCTTTGCGCTCGCGCTGGCGGTCTCGTATCATCTTTTTCAGTTGAGCGGTTTTTCGTTCTTTCCAGTCCATCTTTTACTCCGTTCTGAATCTTGCCCGATACCGGGTTAAAATAGGCGGCGGGGACATAGGCAACGAGCCTATCCGTGAAAAACGCTTATTCATAAGCCGCCCCCGCCACCAAGTTCTCAATACTTCATAGGCGATCCACCTCCTTTCGTTAGGCGGCCTTTTCGTTGCCGTCGAAGCCCATATTCGATTGCCTTTCTTCGGCCATCATCTTCCGCTCGGTGACAATCTCATGGGTATCGTCCCGCGTCACAATAACTTTGCCTTCGGTGTAGTTCAGTTCCATCGTGCAGGCCGTGTTGCGATAATCGTATTTGTTGCGGACAAGATTGCGTTGCACTTTGGCTGCGGCTTCCTTGGCTTCGATCTGTGCCTTGAAGTCGGCCACAACCTCCTTTCGCTTGTCGTCAAGGGCTTCGAGTTCGTCGAGATTGCGAGCTAATTCCTGAGCGGCAACTCTGACCTCTTCCACGGTAAGCTCGCATTTCAGAAGCCTTGTTTCATGCGTGGTTTTGATGCTTGGTAAATCATTTTTCTTTGCCATAGTGACATTCCTTTCTTTTCGATTATTATGTATTGCATTCCTGCAGCAACATTTGCTGGGACTCTTTTTCTCGTTCGTTACTTAGTGCGGTTATGTATATTTCCGTGCGCGGGTTTTCAGAATATCGTTTTATAATCCGCCCATCGCAAACCTGCGAATCGTTTCGGAAGAACACGCCCGTCAGGGCATCAAGAACAAGTTTATCGCAGTTATCACGGTCTTTGCCCGTATCCTTCCAGATCGATGCGGAGTCCTTGAGCTTACCCGCGTTCCGACCGGAGCCGTAATCGGTCTTTCGGTACGCATAGAAGAAAAAACAATCGACGCGCAACGGCCCGATCAGGGGCTTGTCCGGCGCCTGGGCTTGGACTATGGACCGCAGAGACTGTTTATCAACGGCGGACGGGTCGTATGCTCGCACGAACTTCAACGGCTTGCCGTTACGGTCCTTGCCTGTGTACCTGTGCCGCTTTTGGGCTTGTGGCTCGCCGAGTATTACGAGCTTATAGTCGTAGGGCTGCTTAGCCATCAGTCAGTTCCTTTGCACTTAAAATATTTCTTCCGCGTCATACCAAAATGTTCTTCTGCCATGCTCTGATTAAAATATTCACCGCAATATAGACATCGAAATGCCATCCAAACAGGTATAGTTCCAGTACGTATATCACCACAATTACGAAGTGTTACATAGCCCATCTTCGCTTCCTGCATTTGTTTTGCTACAAATTTACGTTTGGCTTCAACTGTTTTTCTCGTATCCGAACATTTCATTATTCACCACCCTTCTTGTGAGTTCTCGAAAATCCCAATTTTGAAGCTCCTGAAATTACATCGGCCCGCAGCGACATGACGTCTTTGTACTGATCACCAGTCAGTCGCGGCAGATTAAGGGCCTCGGTAATCTGGTAGTCCTTGCCGCACCATCCACACCGGAATAAATTGCGCCAAGGTTGCCAGAGTAAGTTGGGTTTACCGCAATTCTTACCGTCGCACGTCGCCCGTTCTGCTATGATTTCGAGTTCATTTTCCATTAGTCACCTCTTTTCTTGTTATGGCCTGCTTTTATCCGGCGTGTTCTCAAAAAAGCCTTTGCACGGTCTATGACAATATCTCTCATCTCATAAAGTAAAAACCAGCAGTTCGTTGTCGATAAATTACGGCATTCCCCGATGAGCTTTCTTAACTCGTCGCTGGATAACTTGCTGATTGAATTATCAAATGCTTCACTGATTTTGCTGATTCGTTTGAAATTAGACATCGGTTCATCCTGTTAATAGTTTTGGCATTTCTGATTTTTGAAGTCTTGCAATATTCTCCGGCATTCGCATGAAGTCGCCTACTGTCGTGCCGTCAGGCAGCGCCATCATCGCAAGGAATTGATCTTCAAACGTTATTCCGCCGGACTGGATTTCTTCCAGTTTCATTTTGAGGCTCATATAGAATATCCGCCATCGCTGCCGGACGGCCTGTTTGTATCCGCTGTCGGTCCTGTAATCGTTCGGACTGGGCATTGGGACGTTATGCTTAAAAACCTTGCCCTTGTATTTGAATCCTATGCCATCGCCTCGGGGACTCGTGCCGAAAAAGAATTCATCGATCCCGTAATTTATCAGAAGGTCTTGGACTTGAACTTTAGTCCTGCTTACCTCTACTGTTGTATTTTTGGCGTATTTAGACATTATCCCCCTCCGCCTCATTGAAAGACGTACCATGACAACCAAGACACTCCGTTGGCTTGCTCTGGAATTCAAGCCCGCACTTTTTGTTTTTGCATATCCAGATTTTCTTTTTGACATGCCCCTGCCGGTCCGGGTTATTCTCTGCCTGCTCGGCCATGTCGGAGTTCTGCCGCCCGGCCAAGGCACGCAGCCTTGCAGCCTCTGCGTGGTTGCCTTCATGCTCGGCATAAGCGGCCGCGGCCAGCTCCTCAATTTCGAACTGGCCCAGAGAAACAGCTTTCCCATTTCCCCAATATTGAGCCCGCCACATCAGCGTGCCGTCCTGCCTCTGCTTGGCGGCTGAGACACCTTTGTATTGCGATGACTTTTTCCTCGGCCCGCGTAAGCCCGGGATGTGTTTGGGTTTGTCCTCCTTGACCGCCTTTTTGTATTTGCCGCGCAGCTTTTTCCCGGCCTTTGTTTTCGGTGCAGCCGCCGGCTTTTCTGCCGCAACCTGATTCAGACTATCTGTTTGTATGAATGGCTCAAAAGTCGCTTGGGCCGGTGTAAACTGCGAACATACATCATCGCCGAGCAAAAGGTCTGATTCTGATCCGTCCCCGGTGCAGACCAAAGAGACTATTTTAACGGTCCGCGCGTCCCTGAGTAAATAACACTCTCCATCAGCCCCCACATAAAACCTGGTTTGTTTAATCGTTTCTTCCGTGATCATTTTTGTTTCTCCTTTCACCTTTACGGGATCTACGCCGTCGTTTCGTTTTCGTGGATGTTTCCGATGACTTCGACAGCTCTGCCTAAATAAAATCTTGGCTCTGTTTGTTGGTCTCGCAAAAAAGGCATCCAGCCACAACTACACCAAGCCACCATACTGCAAGGTTCGTGGGGAGTTAGTAATAAATCCCCCTCGTATATCTCTTGCCCTTCTGGGAACTCTTCTGTTCGCTTGCAGTCCTTGAGGCTGGTGAACTCGCCTATGGTTTCGGGAAGGACTGAATAAAATTCTTCAAACTCTTTTCCGTTAATACCCGTATGAATATAATACTCCACACCATCGGCCAACCGTTCCCAATCGAGTGACCCGTAAACCCATTCCCCATTATCTATACGCTTGCCTCTGAACTTTATCTCTCTCATTGTTTACTCCTTTGTTTTTTGTTTAGCCACACTTGCCCTGTAGCCAATTTCTTTATCGAGTCTGGAGAAGAACACCGCCATTGGGATTCTTCCTGATTTTGAATCTTTTGCTATCACGAGAATCTTTTGATAAATAGTTTCATTCAAAAGTTTTTCTTCGATTTGGAACTTCACCCATTGAATGAGGTTCAACAATGCTTGTCTCTGTGATTTCGAGTTAGGTTTGAGCGATTTGTCCAAGTCTTCCGCGAACCGTAACAAATCCATAGACAAAGATGCGCGAGCTTTAGCCATATCATGGTTCTTACGATTAGAAAAATCGTTACTATGTTCTTCTTCTTCTTCTTTATCTGCTTCTGCTTCTGCTTCTGCTTCTGCTTGGGCTGACTTTTGCTGACATCCTGCTGACATTGCCTGTTTTAACATTCCTTTTTTGTCTCGCTCTCTTTGATTCCTTTTGGCTATGCGGTTCTGTTCACGCCGTTTTTCTAAATCACGGTTTCTGCGATACTTATCATAATTTATCAAATGCCAGCCGCCTTGAATCCGCTCGATTCGACGTCCTTCTTTGTCGGGAGTTTTGCTATACATATCAGGACTTTGCAGCTTTTCAATTGCTGACTCATATTGACATTTGCTGACGTTAGCTGACGTCATCAACCGTCGCGGATCGCCTATGACATTTCCATCCACGTCAGCCATAGCTAAAAAAGTTATCCAAACAATTCGTGTTGCGGTGTCCTCTTCCCAAATACTACTGTTGATTATGCCGCTGTAGAGCTTCGTGAATCCGTTCATAGTAGAATCCTAAAAATAAACCCCAGGCTGACCGCAAGATCAACAAAGTTGAAATGCACCTGGGGTTTTGTATATAATCGTTCAATCCATTCGGTTATGATATACATAGCTTCCCTGCTTATGCTTCCTTGCTCTTTTAACGCCTTATTATTTCGGATATTCCTTAAACTCAATTCTAAATACCCACCAGTTACCATCCCACGGATAGCCGCGATTGGAATTGATGGAGTCCCAGAGGCATTCATAGGCTTCTTTTGCTGTACTAAATCCACCACCTTTTTCAGGAAATGCTGGATATATCATTACTGGATTAAAATGTGTTCCTCCGCCATGTGCCGAGTAACCACTTATGCCTTCCCTTATCGCATCTTCCTCGGTAATATCCCACAACTGCTCTATTCGTACATTTACAACCTCAAGCCATTTCCGGGCCGCCCACTTCGGCATGAACATAGGTGAACGCTTTCGCCAAGTGCCTCTAAGGGGGTTGGTTTGTTTCCAATGAATTTTCGTCGGCTCGATTCCACCAATACCCTCAACAAATGGGTCGGGACAGTCTGCTACATATCGCGGCTTAACTGTATGGCTTTGTGTCAGACTTTGCCATTTTCCGTTCTCCATGTGGCCTATGTCCCACCATGCTTCTTTTATCCAAAGCAAATCACCGACGTTATAATGCGAATAAATTGTCTTGGTTCCGCAGTCGCCGTAGATAATAAATTCCTCGGCACCATTTGGATTATTCTCAAACGCTGTATATCTTCGATGCCATTTTTCGGGCATATTCTTAATTATCCGCCGGGTAACAGTCTTGCGCCCTTCAAGTATTGCCTTAACCATTTCGGCTGTGAATGATATTGGTTTTTCAATCATTTCGGATACTCCTGCCTCTGTGCCCATAAGGGCCATTCTGCCGGTTTATTACTGCACTTGCCGTTAATGGGAACCTGCTTTACAAAACAGGCCACACCAGACTCTCGGTATTGATTAACAGCATTGCGTACATCCTCGATACTGCATAACCTTGCGTTCAGACCGCTTTCGCAACCGATGATTACCCAGTCAATTTTGTTTAAGCCTCTACTTACATCAATTATATATTTGCCCCCACAAGCGTTGATATGTCTGAAATCTATCCTTTCCAGCATCGGCTCAAGGCTGATAAACCGCACGGAGGCGGGAATTTGCAGCAATATCGGGATGTTCTTATCTGCGTCGGCCTGTGTGGAAATTGATGTTCCGAGCCAGAGATTTGGCAAGGGCTTATCATTGAAGTCTGTTTGCTCTGCCGCCTTCTCAAACCTGTCCCAATTCCTGCCAAGATAGCCCTTGTGTCCCTCATCAAGCCAGCCCGTTAAAACATTGTACCATTGAGGCATGCGGTCAACCCGATATGAATCATCAATTGACGTTCGTGTCATGTAGTATTCCATCGCCCGTTCAATCCGTTTCGTCAGAACCTGGAATGTATGTTGGGGACATAAGGCTATTATCGCGTGAGCCCGGTCGATATACTCGAACGGCACGTCCTCGTGAAAAATATCCGTCATCGACCCGAGAAATATCATTCTCGGCTTCCTGAGTCGCAATATCATATCGAGTTCGTGCATCTGATACCCGATTTTGCCTGTCCATTTTCCATGTGGTCCTACTACGTCGGCGTAAGCCTTGTGTCCCATAGCCCTTAACCGCCTTGCCATTTGCTCTGCGTAGCAATGAAGGCATCCGGTGGCACATTTTGTACAGCCAACCCAGGGATTAACCGTTATTTCCGTCCAGGGAATTTTTGTCATCGTCTTTTTCCTCAAGTATTCTCCATGCCGCCAAAAGCGAATATTCCTTTGCCCTGCCTGTAGGAGTATAGATTACCGACATAGGTTCATCCCTGAATATTTTAAGCCCTCTTTTTCGACGGCTGTTTCATCAAACCCTCAATCAGTATTTCCCTGACAGCCTGTTCGACCAAATAACGCTCCTAAGACTCTAATTGCTTTTTCTGCACATTGAGGCACGACGCCGTTTCCGAGGAGTCTAAGTCTGTCCACCCGGCAGGAAGTCCCATTAGTTGCTCCACCCACGCCGGATTGAGTTTGCCCTTGCCGTATTTCGTTATTGCCTTTTGAAATTCTCCCTGTCCCTGTCCCTGATCTGCGCTTAACCCGTATGGCGTGGGCCACAACTCTCGGCTCTTCCCATTCGTACTGGGGCTGTCCGGGCCGGGCAGGCCATCTTGTACCGCCACATTCAACGGGTATGTATTCCTGTCGAATTGGCTCGGCCCTGCGTTGTTCTTCGCATCCTGTGCCGTTACTGTCAGCCAGTTGACTTCCGTCTGGTCTTCCAGTTTCCTCAATCCCCCGCCCGGCGTATTTCTCGGACAACCTCCACCGCTCGGTTGTTTTGGTGTTATCCAGTTGACCTGATCCCTCAATTTGTAATGCCCGTCCTTGCCCGGCAGGTTCTCCATTACCCCGCCCTCGGCATCGTCGCTTGGACTTCGCCATGATAAACAATCGTTGCCGTTTGTGGGGAGCGCCAACCTCTGCCGCTGTAAACAGTCCCGCCTCAACTGAGTAACCCATATTTCGCAGGCTGCAATAAACTTCGGGGAATCCGAGGCTAAGGTGTCCGGCAACGTTCTCGAAGATGCACCAAACAGGTCTAATTGTCTCGACGATTCGAGCAATATACGGCCAAACCCATCGAGGGTCTTTTGTTCCGAGACGTTTTCCGGCAACGGAAAAACTCTGGCAAGGGTATCCCCCATGAATGATATGTACCATTCCTTTATACGGTTCCGGGTCAAAGGTTGCGAGGTCATCCCAGATAGGAGCGTCATCCAAGAGTTTCTTTTGAATCTTTGCAACCAGATTGCAGACCGCGTAAACTTCCCTCTCCACGTAGCAGACTGTTCTAACATTCGGGATTGCTCGTTTAAGTCCAAGGCCGAGCCCTTCATATCCTGAACATAAAGAAATTGCGGTAAATACATCCATGCCATTATCTTGCCTTTCTTTCGCGTTCGTCGGGACGATCTGATCGAGTGGGATCAACTGGAAATTTGTGTTACTTGCCTGGTTCGTGTTGCTCATGATTTTCTCCTTTCTTTATATGTTTTCCTTAAAAACCAGCTTGGGGCGGGCAGGATTATATTTTATAGTTGAACTCATCCGACTATTGCCGGTTTCCTGCTGGTCAACTCATTTCACGGCTTCCGCCGCCGCCCCATGCCGGCCTCAATACGGGCGGAATCCTTTCCGCTTATTGGAACTTACAAGGCTCATCAATTATTTACTTGTCAAAAATAAGGGCGGGGCGGCCACAAGGATGAAAAAACCGCCCGCCTTGAAGGAAAAAATCATAACAAGTTAATACACGCAAATTCTCCAAAATAAATTTTCGCCGATTCGTCGTAGGCTTTTACGGCTTCGATTTCGGAATTGAAATATCCGAGATGTTTTTGTTTGCCGTCAACTCCAATAAGTGCCCGCCATTTGTTTCTGGACTTCCTCCAGGAAACGCCTTTGAAGGCCGACGAATGATTTCTCCTCAAACATTCATTTTGATGATTTTGTGAGTTATTACATATTCTCAGGTTATCTCGCCGATTATCGAGGCCGGTATGGTTTTTATGGTCACACAGTTGTGGATCGCCCGGTTCCAGGCCCAGGATGACTCGGTGCATTAGTATAAGCGTCTGTTTCCCACCTGGTTTTGTAATATTTCTCACGGCATAAAACGTATTGTAACTTTTGACAGCGTACCACTTCCACTGGCTAAGCCACTCGTAATCTTCATCGTCGACAATGGCAACCTTGCCCTGTGTTAATTGAATTTCCTTGCTCATTATAGCCTCGTAACAACCCCTTCTTTTACTTTGTAAACAGCCAACCATTCCGGAATATCGATCTCTGAATAGTCCTTGTCGCTGCTGGCAAAAACCAGCACGTTCTTGATGTGGCACTCATTCACCGCCTGAAAGAAAGCATTTGCATTATCACTAACAAGAATCTCGAAGCCGTCCAATGCGACAATGCCTATACCAGACACCTCCGCTAAAGCCAGGCCCATGATACACGCCGCTCGATATTGCTCACTTGATGAACAGAATTCAATAGGAATGCCTCGTAAATCAATTTCGCCGTTATCAGACCAAGTAAGTTCATCCATGCCCCACAAAGCCAGGATTCCCTTATTGATTGGAAGTTGGCGTCCGCCGGCGGCTATTGCCGATTTGACAGGCCCGCCGTCCTTCAGTGCCTCATCGATGCGGTCGCATTCTGCAATAAGGGCATCGAGCTTCGCTGAATTCTTTTCGGCCTTTTCAAACTCAGCTTCGGCTTCTTTGAACCTTCGGTAGTTTGCGATATTGGCCTGCAGGACGTCCCGTTGCTCCGTGAGACCCTTGAGCAGATCTTCCGAGCCTTTCGGCAGGGCCACCGGCTTAAACTTCTCATTCAATTCCTTGCGTTTTTCTTCGAGCTTAACCAGCTCGGATTCACAGCCCGCGTTCTGCCTTATGATCTCATCGCGCTCGAGCAGCTTGCCCTGGTAACTTTTGAGCCATTCTTCAAGATTCTTTTGTCGAATTGTTAATGAGTCCCGTTTTGGCGTGCATTCACATAACGGGCACTTGATGTTTGCGGTTTTATTTTCTTTGAGAAGATCGCCGATCAGGCTGCAATATACGCTCGCCATCCTGATCTCGTCGGCCGATATCCCAGGGGGCAGGTTTGGCACCTTCCCGATCTCGCCTTTGGCTTTCGTTGTGCGATTCTCGATATCGAGCAGCTCGGCTTTGATTTCCATATTACGCCTGGCCTCGGCTATGATCTCGCCGCCCTTTGCTATTCTATTGCCGAGTTCTTTGATTGCCTTTTCGTCCGGGGCAACATCGTAGTTTACCGGCAGTTCAAAATCTCCAATCAGCGGCGGCTTGCCGGGCAGCTCATTCTTCGTCCTTTTGAGCGCCCTTCTGATCTCGACAACCTCATTCTTAAATACGTCCACGTCGAGAATGTTAATCCCGCTCGACTTAATTTCTTTCAGAAGTGTTTCGTTGATGTTGCCGACGTGCTCTGCGATTGCCGCCTTGATAACATCGCTCAAACCGCCGCCAAGAACCTCGGCAAGGACTTTGCCCCTTTCCCTGGCGGGCAATGCGATGAATTCGTGGGGACTAAGGCAGTATCGAAGGACGGACTTTGCATCAGACCCCCCCGGTGTGCCGACTGTACGCCTGATCGAATTGATTTCCCCCGTTTCCTTGTCAACAGTATCAAGCTCGACAAACATGCTATTGTCGCCATTAACAAGGTTGCGTGACTCATTGAACTTGCTCATTGCCCTGGCCTTGCCCGTCAATGCGAAAAGAATAGCGTCTAAGATTGTACTCTTACCTTGATTGTTCTTGCCCACAAATAGACTTACCGGCCTGTCAAATTCAATGTCGGCTGCCGGCACGCCGACGAAGTGGTTAATCTTTAATCGTTTCAACTGCATTTTGATTTTCTCCTTTCAATTATTCTTAGCCTGCTTAGTTTGCTTTTTCCTCAAGCGTTGCAATCTCATCGCAGAAATACATGACCTTGACTACCGGGTTGTGATACCAGGCGTTTGCCAGCGACTTGCCTCGGCGTTCTTCTTTGCTCTTTGATTCATCGCCCCTCAGCGGGAATTCGCCCGATTGCCAATCATCTTCTTTGTAAAATTCATTCAGGCCGTAAACGCCCATGTGGTACGTGATTATCAGCTCCTCGATCTCCGTCAGCTCGATATACTCTTTGATGCGGGCGATGGACAGCAGGGCGTGACCCTTGGGCTGGCCCCGGTTCCACTTGTACGGTTTCTTGATGCCGATAGCCCCGATCTTGCAAACATCGTGCAGCAGGGCAGCTATGGTGATGTTCTCCTGCGTTAATGGCAGTGGCTCTTGCCCGGAACCCGTGCCTGTGCCGAGCATGAGCATGTTGTTAAATCCCGTAAGCAACTCATAAACTCTAAGGCTGTGATTTGCCAGCCCGCCCGGATATGCTCCGTGAAATTTGGTCGATGCAGGTGCCTCGAAAAAGCCCTCCGCTTTCAGGTAACCGATCATCGCGTCCATGCCTTTGCGATTCGTACTTGTAAGCAACTGTATGATTTTTTCTTCCGTGTTATTCATTTTGTTTTTCTCCTTTTTTTAAAAAAGGCCGGCGGGCCTATCCCACTTTCTTCGCAGGTTCGCTTCGGGTCAGAAAAAACCGCCTGCTCTCGCGTGCAATGGATAAGGTGCCAATAGCGCTTCAGCAACATTCCGTCACCGCCGGCATATCACGTTGGCCTTTATCGGCCGTTGTGTTCGTATTCACTTGTCAATTAAGTCAGGCAAAACGGGTCGCTACCCCGCACGTTCCTTATTGGCCAGCGCAGTTCTTTATTGCCTGACGCATTTTAGAATAGATTGGATTTTAGAGCTCCGGCGGGTTGGAGCTTTTGCTTTTCCTTGGTGACTTTCTTGTTAGTCTCTTCGTCAAAATTCAAACAGGCAAATTCACCAAACAATTTTATCGCTGCCTTGTCATAGGTTCTCGCAGCGTCGATCTCGGAATCGAATTGGCCGAGATTCTTCTTCTTGCCGTCAACACAAATTTGTGCCTGCCATTTGTGTCTACGTTTATCCCAGCAAACACCTTTATAGATTGACGAACCCGCTCTTCTATTCAGATTTCGGTTACGTTTGTTCTGTAAACTGGTGCAGATCCTCAGATTCTCTCTCCGATTATTTAATTTGTTGTGATCGATATGGTCGGTCTGTTTATCTGCGGGCACATTCAATATTTCGCGGTGCATATAAATCCATTGCTGTCGCTGTTGTTTCCGTCCACCGCCCAAGTAGATTGTTCGCATCGCGTAGCCTTTGGAATGGAAATACCACTTCCATCGGCTTAACCGTTCATAATCTTGGTCATCGACAATGGCTACCTTGCCTTGTGTGAGTGATATTGTTTTTGACATCACAAAAACCTCAAAAGAGATTCGACTGTTTCTTATTTTTATCACCGACGCCGACAGCGTTAAGTTTTTCCTTTTGTTGATTGATCATCTCGTTGACTTCTTCCGGCCTCTCGTCCGGATCGACCGGCTCGGGCTCGGCTGAATTGACAATCGTATCTTCAATTTGCCGGTCAGTCACAACTTCATCTTCGCCATCGCCGCCGTTTTGTTTCTTCTCGCGTTCGGCCAGGCGTTCTTTAAGTGCCTCGACGCCGGATTCGATAACGGTGGATTCGACGTGCTTCGGTCCGATCTCAGCAGCCTCATCCGTTGTCAGCATTCCCATAGTGACTTCCGGGCAATGCCTTCTCTGGAACCATGCCGCCGATCTGAAATGGAACATTTGTTCAGACATCGTATTCCATTTGGATTTTAGGATGCCGCCACCGTCCCTTAACTGCTTATCCTTGTTCCAGCCTTCGGCCTCGACCAAATTCCAATCAATCCAGGGACCATAAAGAACAGTGCCGGTGCTTTTTCGTGTTGCAAAAGCGCGTATCCTGAAATTTTTCTTGTCTTTTACATCGCCGATAACTTCGTATTCAAGCGGATCGATGAACATTCTGGATTGATTAACCAGCGATGTCACCAACGCAGCATCCATACCGATACGGCCATGAACGGAATAGACATGCTGCATTACGGCCAGCCAGGAAGCCCCAAGACGGGCCGCAAGATCCAACGCAACCAGGCAGTCACGTGGCTTGCCTCTGTACGTATCGGGGACCATTTCGGAGCCCGCAAGTGCCTCAGCAAGCCGCCAGGCCTCCTCTATAGTCGTAGGCTCGAATCCGCGTCTCGTCATAGCCAGATTAGCCTTTGGCTCCGGCATCTTTTCGGGCGGCTTTACCGGAGGTGCCGTCACTTGCCCCTTTTCAGGAGCGGTTGTTTGTGTTTGTTTCTTTGCCATGATTTTCTCCTTATAATTTGATTGATGAAATAGTGTATTCTCTTTTAACTTTTTTCAGCCTCGTTACACGACATTTCGATGTCTTCGTGTATTTGGCTGCAATTTCCGGCAGCTCCTTTCGGAGTTTCTCTACATCAATGAGACGCGAGCATTGCTCGAAATATGTAAGCATCATTGGCTGTCTATCCAGCACGAAATTTGCAGCCTCGGCGTCGCCCAGGGCCGTCAGTATCGCAGACTGTGCATCTTCAAGAATAGCTTCGGCCCACTTGACCTTGTTTTTTGCATCCTGAAAATCTTTAATCAACTTGACCTGCTCTTCGTCAAAATCAATTACCTTTTCAGGAACACGCTTGATCCTCTTGATAAAAGCAAGGCTCGGCGTTATGTTTTCGGGCGGAGTATCGTTCTCTACGCAATCCCAGAAGTCCAACGCCTTTTCCAGAATCGTATCGACGATAATCTGTTCTCTTTTGACTTCGAACATGACGAACCCTCGACCGCCAATAAAGGCGGGAACGTGACACAATTCATGCTCGGAACATATCATGTGGCAGTGACATTGAATAAGGATTCCGTCCGGCAATTCATCAGATCCGGCTTCGCCCCATTCATCCACAAGCGGACCGAACAGGCCCGCCGTCTTGGCTTCGACCGGATCCCCCGTAATGATAACCTGCGCATCAAGGTGATCTATCAAGTGGAACTCTTCAAGAAACAATTCAACGTTTCTTCGCAATGGGCCGAGCTGCACTTCCGCCCAGTCAATCACTCCCGGCTCAAAAAGTGTCCCGGCCAGCATGGCTTCGTTCGGCTCGAAATCGTTCGTCCGGTTTGTCTTGTCTAACCAAACGTCATAGGCATTCTTGTATTTGTCAAATCCAAGAATTGCGGCCATATCGGATGAGCCAATGTATTCTTTGCGCTTCAGCCTTTCAGCTTCTGTTATCGGCACGATCTATCTCGCTTTCCGGCAAAAAACATAATTGATCAGGAGCCGTTGCCTGTCCCGTGTAATTCTCGTAGTTGTCCCAGTCGCCGTCGCATTTATAGACCACAAAGATAAAACTTTGGTTCCAGGATTCAATGCGTCCCTGTTCTCGCTCGCCGGCCATGCCGACGTACAAAACCCACCGGCCCTTGTCTGACTCAGTTAATTTGGAAATTGCTATCGGCATTAGCCTTCTCCTTACAATCTTCGCAAAACAGTAGGCCGTCAATTTCAGTTAAACAGTTCTTGCACCCGACGAAACCGCAGCCGTCGCAAACCTCAGTACAGCCTTTGTGTATCTTCGCATCGCAGACGCTGCAATTCATTAGCTCGTAGTCGTAAATGGTCCCGCCGCAAACTTCGCAGCTTCCGACTTCGTCGGGGATTTTTGGCGTTACGCCGCAACTGAAACGGTCTAAATTTGAACTCATAATTTGTCTCGCTTTCCTTCGATCTCAAGCAGGGCGGCAATGGGCCAAATTACCGCGACCATCATCCAGAATATTGCTGTTATGATTCGCATTGTTTCTCCTTTCTTAAAAACCAGCAGGGGCGGGCAAATCGGTTAATTTGCAGGGCGAAAAAGGCACATCTCTTAACTTTTCTTTTTAGCCTGCGATGTAAGTCCCTGGGCCACCACGCCGCCGCCCCTTGCTGGCATATTCACTTGTCAAAATTGACCGAGATGAGATTCGAACTCACGCAGATAAGCTACTACCCTTATCTTGGTACTGTCACAATCCATTAGTAAGATGAACTATCGTACTCGCCGCCGGCGTAAGCCGGCCGCTCTGCCGCTGAGCTACTCGGCCCATATTCATTTGTAAAATAGCCCGTTAGCCGCCGGGTCGCTCATCATTCCGGCTCTTGGGTTTTCTCTTTGAACTACAACATTCTTAACACCGAAATTTAGAGCCTCAGTATGGGTCGGAAAATAGGCATCAAGTCTGTTTCCTTTGATTGCCCCGCCTCGGTCGAGTACAGGCACCGGCTGATTGTTCGCATATCCCGGAACGATCAGCATGGTCCCGAATGGAACATCTTTGGAAGCCGCTACAAATTTATCTCCCGGCCGGATAACGTGACCGGAAGCCGTTCGTCTCGGATATATACTTGCCCATCGGCCACAGCATTTGGTCAGGTGCAGGGACAATATGCGGTTACTCTAAATACTTGAGTAATGCACTTCTGTCCCTGCATATGCCCTTTCTTGGTTTCGTTTTCTTGAGGCAACTCGCTTCTTAATGGATGCTGGACTGTCTTTGGGGTGCGTTCCATTGAATAAGTCATTATGATATTTGACATGAGCAGAATTACTGCCAAACAAGATAAGGTTGTCTGCCCTATTGTCCGTTCTCTTGCCGTTCTTGTGATGTACACTTTCTGTTCCTTTCAATTTACGCCCCAGGATTTGCTCCATAACCAAACGATGTTTGAGTTCGTATTTCTTAGCGGCGACTTTTATATACACATATCCATTAGAACCGACATATTCAGCGCCTATTCTGAGCCGAGCAGCATAGCAGCATTGATTCGAGCAGTATTTTTTTCGTTCCGATTTTTGGGCTGGGCGCAGAAAGCCTGTTCCGCAAAAAGCGCACTTGACTCGCACTTGCTTTGCTTTGTGATCAATCTGATAGCATGACCAACTACAATAACGAGGACGCCGACGATAATTTTCCTTCGGAATAACTGTGCCGCATATCTTGCAAAAATATATCTCAATCATGTGCTATTCCTTTTGTAATAAAAGACTCCGGCGAACTGGCCACGCTGGCCGGCGGAAATGTCTCGCCGAAATCTCCGGTATGAATGTTCTCTTGATACCAGATGTGGGACGTGAAACCGATTACGGTTCCACTGATTAAAGTCAGGATGAACTCGATGACATCTTTCATGACTTACCTCTCTTTCTTAAAAACGGGCGCCGGGGGCCTCCACCATGTTGCCCCTTGCTTTCGCATCCAACCTGCAAGTCGGCACCTGTCGCGCGATGATGTTGATCCAGTTGACAAACTCATCGCACTTCAAAAATATACGTCCGCCTACTCGATAGAACCTCACGCCCATTCCCGGCTGACGGCGAAAGTTGTAGATCGTCGTAACCGGCAGGCCCGTAATCTCGGCAGCCTTCTTGATAGTCAACAGTCCGCCAGGGTTAATATTTTTTGGCAACTGGATTAAATTTTTTCTTGACATTGGTTCGCCTTTATGCTACTTTGTCCGTTATGTCATTGATGCGTAAGAACTCGGACATGGAGGTTCCTACGGTTTTCTGTATACCTTGCAACAAATACATAACAACGCAACGGCGATTGTTGTATGCGCGAACAAATTCAAAATTGCTATCCAAAATTCAACTGACATTTTTAGACCCTTTCAAAAACGGTTGCGGGGCACCGTGCGCTGTGAACAACAGTGCCCCGCGTCTTAAGAGGAGAATGTGCAAAATTCAACAGGGCGAATTCGCCGAAATATTCTTTGGCCGCTGCGTCGTAGGCTTTGGCGGCTTCGACCTCAGATGTGAAAAGGCCGAGGTATTTATGTCCGATTTGTGTTTGCCACTTGTTACATCTTTTATGCCAACGAACTCCCTTAAATTGAGAAGAATGGTTTTTCTGTAAACTCTTATTTTGTTGGTTCTGTGAATGAGTACATATTCTTATATTATCTTGTCGATTATCGAGGCCGTTATGATTTTTGTGGTCTGTTTCTCGTTTATCACCTGGTTCCAAACCAAGAATAACTCGGTGCATCGAAATAGTTGTATAACTACCATTACGAGAAATACCTCGCACTGCGTACCATGTATTGTGGTCTTTTATGGCGTGCCATTTGTATTGATTCAACCATTCATAATCGGCGTCATCAACCAGTGCAACCTTGCCCTGTGTCAGTTGTATAGTTTTCATGTTGCGACTCCTTTCAAAAAGGTCGCGGGTCGTCTTGAGGATGTTCTGCGAGCGAGGGTGACGACCCGCAACTGGAGGAGATTTGATGCAAAATTAAAAAGGCCCGTTCTGCCGACCACAAATCTGACGCTAATCGAGATGAGCATGGCAAGCAAGGAACGGGCCGGGACAGCAATCAAGGACGGCCTTTTGGTGGAAAGCTTATTTAACAAGTTGGTATTGATTAGCGTCATGCCTATATATTACGGCTATAAATATATAGTGTCAATAGGCAATTATAGTTTTTATAGAAAATTCTTTTTTCAATAGCCATAACATATTATGGAATAAGGACTTGCGGAAGTGAGTTTTTTTGTCAGAATAAAAAATTATGAGTAAGAAAGATCAGACGACTGTTAATTTGTCCGAAAAGGCGCAGGCGATTAAGGATGATTTAGCCCCCCTTTTCGGCTTGAAGAATATCCTGTCCGCCGGGTTAATCCTGTTCGGAAATCTGACGTCGGATCAGCAGAAACGGGCAATAGCCGAGAGCAACGGCGCGGAACCTGAAACTATGCCGCCGGCAACGAATCGTGCCCAACGGATTGGACAACTTTTGGATGAATTCCGTAATCTTGCTTTATCCGAAGAAGCTCCGGAATTGAAAGTTCCCGCCAGAAGGGGCGTAAAGAAAGTTGCAGGTCATTGATGATTTTTTCCTTATGCAAATCGACGATGCGAGCCCGTGCCATGAAATTTCTCCTAAAAAGTTTTTCCAGACTTCCAATTGATTCTAAGAGTATAGCGATGGCCGATGGAAATTATTACCTATAAATTTTGGATTTTTGTAAATATTTTGAAAATACGTATTTACCGAAGTTTTCTTGAGAGGAAGAGCTATGGTGGACGTAATGATCATAATCTCGCTTTTAGCATTGGCGGCAGCAGACCTATGGCAATATCTGGCAAACCATCGATAGGCAGAGACATCAGGGTCGCATCAGGGTCGCATCACCAGACGAAAC